AAAAGCCGATGAAATGCGAGCCCGTCGCCGGGCAGGTGTGGGAGTGGATCTGTCAGGCGCACTGGCGGCAGGTCCGTCGAGATCGCCGGCGCGCCTATGCACGTGTGCGCAAGATCTGGCATGGCGGAGACGGTCGAGGCATGACGCTCGGCGAGATAATGGCGCATCCGAAATGGGGCAACCGTGCCGTTCACCGCGCAGCAAAGGACCGCTTGTGGGAGCGGATCAAGCGCGAGGCGATCGAGCGGGCGGCTGGGATATGAGGCGGCGGGGCAATGAGCAAATCTGACAGGCGCGGCGCAAAAAAAATCATAAATGACGAATTGGCGAGAATGGTCAAACATGGTGGCATTTCAGCTATTAAGTCGGCGCGGCGCGCTAATCTGACGGGGCAAAAGTCAGATCAAAAGCTAACGTTGTCAGATTATGAGATTGCGCTGATCACCGAGTCAGCGGACGTGCCAGGCCGTCTCAGCGAAGAAAGGGCGGCGCTCCTCCTCGCCGGCATCGTCATCAGCGCAGAGCCAGCTCAATGGTCTATCCATCATGTCAGGGTTCGGCTTAAGGAGGCCGCGCGCGGGTGTGAGAGGATAGTCGGCAGGGTCGGGCCGAGAGCCGATCGCGGTTTTTGGCCGGCAACCATCACGGAGTGGGCGGACAAAGTGAGCCGCCTCTCCGGGGCCGGCCGACCGGTCACGGAAATAGACGCGGCGGGTGATGAGCATGACGTCGCTCGTATCGAAGAAGCGATTCAGTGGCCTATGCGCTATCTTTCGAAGCCTGGTCTCGAGACGGTAATCAAGACGGTGCAAATGTGGATGTGGTGTGAAGCCGTCGATGAAGCGTTCCAGGACTTCTACAAGGGCCTCGGTGCCTCGCGCCGAACCGCCTATCGTCGCCTTGATGATGGATTCAGGCAGATCCTCGACGGTGTGATCGCCGATGGCGTCGATCTCTAAAAAGTAGCCGCTGAGCGGTTAATGACGGCCAATCATGATGCTCGATTTTCGCGAATCGGCATCCCTCAAACACCGTTTTTGACGCGCGCGCGATCATTTCAGCAATCTCTGTCAATACAAAAACAGCAACTGAAACCAACAAAATATTGTGCGACGCAAACAGATTGATATCAGCAGTTTATAGACTGAATAACGGACGGATATTGCGATGCAGCACAAAAAACAGCTTATACTCTGGCACAAAATAGGGCCATCTCGCGCGCATCTCATCCTCCCTTCTTATGCAGTACGCAGACTCGGTCCTGCCGCCGTCCGAGCGGAGCGGGCGCCTCAAGCGCCCCGCGCAGCGCCTCCAGGTACAGGGAATCGACTCCAGATAATGAATGAAGTTTTGCGCGTTCCGCCTTATACGGAATCTGAAAGGAAAGGCGCGCGCGCCTCAGCGCGCGCTTTCATGCCTTGCGCTTAAAGACGATCAAGTCGCGCCTCAGACCAGCAGAGCAGACACGTGCAACATTCCGCCCAACAGAAGGCGGAAAGAACGCAGCCCACTATCAGAGCGAAGCGCATCGTAATTGGCGGCTCGCCGTTCTTAGAAGGGACGGGTTCGCTTGCGTTAAGTGCGGCGCGCATGGTCACGGCGTCCGCTTGATCGCAGACCACAAAATAGAACTGGAAGACGGCGGCGCCGCGCTCGACCCGGATAATGGCGAGACGCTGTGCGTGCCATGTTCGAACGTCAAAACGGCGCGCGCCAGGCGGGCTAGGCTCGAGTGCACGCCAGCGGCCACCCCCCAGGGGGGATCAAATCTCTAGGGCGATGGGGCCAGCCTACCGGTATGGGGCTCACGCGGAGATTTTTTTTAGCGTGAGGAAAAATCAGCTCGATCTCTATAACGCGATGAAAAATTGGATTACGGGAATCGTCATGGGCAGCACCGACGCCACGCCACGACCGACGACCGATCTGGGCGTAGCTCAGGTGGTAGAACACCGCGCTTGGGACGCGGATGTCGTCGGTACGAGCCCTGCCGCCCAGACCATCATTCGACAGCAACACTAGACGATCCGGCTTCGTCTAGCGGCGGTGCCTAAGAGTTTTCTGGGGTCGCCTAATTGGTAGGGCAACTGACTTTGAATCAGGAGGTTGGGGGTTCGAGCCCCTCCCCCAGAACCAAAACATGCAAGAAATGCGGCTTGCTCAAGCCGCTCGCCGACTATGCTATCGATAGAAAGGCGAAAGACGGTCGTCAGGGCTGGTGCCGGCCATGCAAGGTTATATCAGTGGGTGCCGCACCTAGCGCCAAGACCCGTTGCCGGTCTCGAAGAACTAAAGAACAAGGGCGCGCGCGTTATCACCGAGAGAAGTTGCGCTTCAATATCGGGCGGCGCATTCGGGCTTCGATCGCGGGGGCAAAAACAGCGAGTTGGCCTTCGGTTCTCGGGTATGGCGTTGCCGAGTTGCAAGCTCATCTTGAAGGCCTATTCAAACCAGGGATGTCGTGGGAAAATTACGGCATTCACTGGCACATAGACCATCGAAGGCCGGTTGCTAGTTTTGGGGCGATGGCGATCGGCGACGAGATGTTCTCGGAGTGCTGGGCGCTGTCGAACCTGCAACCACTTGAAGCGGTAGAAAATCTTCGAAAGGGTTGCCGCCTTTGAAGCGGCAGACCTTGGTTCGAATCCAGGAGCCGGAGCCAATTTCCACAGCGACGCTCCTCCGACAGGTTGTGGTCGAAGATTCTCGGGGCGCATCGGCAGAGTGGAGGGATGGTCTCCTAGATGCCGAAGTGGAGGCGAAACTGGTCAGTAGGCAGAGGTGGGCGGCGACGGTCGCTGAGAGCTCTGAGTGAGCGCTGCCAAATGCCAGCCACACTCGCGGTCCTTAGCCGCCGCAACAGGGCCGCGGCGCCGCCAGCTGGGAAACCGCTGGCGGAGAGATTCGGTCTCCCCCTCTGCTTCGGCATGGGGAGGCTTGCGGAAGTAGCTCAGTGGTAGAGCAGCGGCCACCTAGTCGCGTGTCGTTGGTTCAATCCCAACCTTCCGCTCCAAGTTCGAGATGAGGCGGTTCCGTGAGGAACTCGCGCTGCTCGGCCAGCGTCACCTGGCCGGCTTAAGGCTGAATGGGCGTGACGGCTCGATCGGCCATCTCGAATTCAATTTCGCTGCGGGTTCCAAGCGCCCGCGGATCCCGGCATTCAGACCTGGGCGCGCGAATGGCCCTACGCCGCAAGCAGAGGTCGCCGGGGCAATTCGAGCGCTGTGAGGACCGCAGCGAATGATGTTCTACGTCGGCAAGATGGTTGACGAGAGATACCGGTTTCGCCCAATCGCGACTGCGCAGTTTGTCCGAAAAGGAACGGTCGCTGACCTCTGGTTCGCCGGCGGTAAAATCTATCGCGCGGTGTGGCGCTCAAACGGCCGATGCGTCGCATGGTTCATGGAGCCTGGACAGCGACGAAAGAAGCCCGCCGGATTGTATGATCCAGAGGCGTGGCGACCGGTAGCTCTTGGCATTGGCGATGGCGGACGGCGGCAACGCGGCTAACGGTGAACGATGACAGTGAAGAAACGCGGTCGGCCGGCGTTCAAGCCGACGCCGGCCATTCGCCGAAAGGTCGAGCAGTGCGTATTCGGCGGAATGCCGAAGACCGAAATCGCCGCCGGGCTCGGCATCGACGAAAACACGCTGCGGAAGCATTTCGAGCACGAGCTCCACATCGGATTGAGCCGCCGCCGAGTCGAGGTTCTGGACTTGCTTTTCAGCGCAGCCCGCAAAGGCAACGTGACGGCGCAGAAGAAGCTCGAGGAGATGGGCGCGCGCGCCGCCGCAGAAGCCAACTTTCACGATCGGCCTGAAAATGAGCCTCGCCAGGCAGACGCCGTCTCGAAGGCGCCGAAGCTCGGGAAGAAGGAATCGCAGCAGATCGAAGCAGAAAATGCCGGCCTCGGCACGGATTGGGGTGACGATCTGCACATTGGCGCCGGCGGCCGTCTACCGAACTGATGGCGGACTGGTCAACGGCTTGTCCGGATTGGGAGCGCCGCCTCCTCGCCGGCCAGTCGCTAGTCCCAAATCTCCCGCTTTTCACCGAGGAGGCAGATCGCGCGGAGCGCGTCTTCAAGAGGCTTCGCATCCCGGATCTTATCGGGACGCCGACGATGGGCGAGGTAGCTGGCCCTTGGCTGTTTCCGATCGTCAGGGCGATTTTCGGATCCTACGACGTCGACACTAATCGGCGAATGATCCAGGAATTCTTCTGGCTCATCGCGAAGAAGAACACGAAGACCAGTTCCGGCGCCGCGATCATGGTCGAGGCGCTGATCCTCAATCGCCGGCCAGAAGGTGAGTTCAATCTCGTCAGCGCGACGAAGGAGATAGCTGACATTTCGTTCCGCCAGGCATCTGGAACGATCCGGACTGATCCGGAGCTCGACAAGACTTTCCAGGTCCAGAAGCACATTCGAACGATCACGCATCGGAGAACCGGAGCGACGCTAAAGGTCAAAGCTGCCGACACCGACGTGATCACCGGCGGCAAGGGCTCGACGCTGATTGACGAATTGCATGTCCTTGGATCGAAGAAGGACGCAGCAGACATCCTCGTCGAGATCCGCGGCGCGCTGGCGGCGCGTCCTGACGGCTTCCTGATCATCATCACCACGCAGTCGAAGGCGCCGCCGGAAGGCGTCTTCAAGAGCGAGCTCGGCAAGGCCCGCCTCGTGCGCGACGGTAAGCTGTCGCTGCCGCTTCTTCCGATCCTTTACGAACTGCCGGGGCGGCTCCAAGACGGCGACGGCTGGAAGGATCGCCGCTACTGGTCGGCTGTTAATCCGAATCTGGGGCGCTCGGTCGACGAGGCGTTTCTCGAACGGTCGCTGCTGACGGCGGAGATCGAGGGCAAAGAAGAGCTGGCGCTCTTCGCCTCGCAACATTTCAATGTCGAGATCGGCTTGAAAATGAGATCGGATCGATGGGCCGGCACCGATTATTGGGAGAAGGCTGTCGAACCAGCGGTGACGCTCAAGCGAATCCTCGAATGCTGCGAAGTCATCACGATTGGCATCGATGGCGGTGGTCTCGATGATCTGCTGAGCCTCTATGTCATCGGGCGCGAGGCTACACCGAATAAGGACGTCAGGTTCCGCCGCTGGTTCGGATGGGGACACTCCTGGGCATTTAGCGATCCCGTAAACAAGGGCGGCGTATTGGAGCGACGTAAATCGGAAGTCGCGAAGCTGCGCGATTTCGAGGCGGTTGGCGAACTGACAATCTTCACGCGCATGGGCGACGACATCGAGGAGATGGTCGCCATCATCAAGACGGTCTTCGATTCCGGTAAGCTGGCAATGATTGGGCTCGATCCCGTTGGCGTCGGGGCCGTCGTGGACGCGATCGCCGATGCCGAGATCCGGAGCGACGGCGACGAAGAGATGATCGTCGCGGTTTCGCAGGGCTACAAGCTGATGGGCGCCATCAAGACGGCGGAACGCAAGCTCGCCGACGGAACGCTCGTGCCCGCGGAGCAAGCCATCATGGCGTGGGCGGTCGGCAATGCCCGCAACGAGCAAAAAGGCAACGCCATGATGATCACGAAGCAAGCGAGCGGAACGGCCAAGATCGATCCGCTCATGGCGATGTTTGACGCGATCGCGCTTATGAGCACAAATCCAGAAGCTTCGGACGCCATTCCAGACGATTATGAACTGGCGGTGTGGGCGTGAAATTCTGGCAAGGTTGGTTTGGCGGCGCCGAGGCCTCGGATGACCGCTATATCGACGACTGGCTCAAAGGCATGGAACGCGGAATCGCGTCCGCGACTGGTCTGCGCGTGACTGTCGAGAACGCGTTGACGGTGCCGGGAATCTCTGGCTGCGTTCAGGTGCAATCCGAGGACATCGCCAAAGTTCCGTTGGAACTCAAGCGGCGGTCCGACGATGGCTATGCGCCTGCGACCGAACACCGACTGTATTCGCTTCTGAAATATGGTCCGGCGCCGTGGCTCTCGCCCTATAAGTGGCGAAAGGCGATGGCGCATGTTGTCATGACCAGAGGCAACGCCTATTCGCGCGTCTGGCGCGACAGCATTGGCATGACCGAGAAAATCACGCCGGTCCAAACCGGCCGTTGCTCGGTGCGATGGGCGGATGACGGCGAACCCTTCTTCGACATCACATTGAAAGGCGTCGTCGAGCGCGGATTGACCTGGCAAGACGTTATCCACGTCGGATACCGCGACTCCGATCAATGCGCCGAAAACGGCGGCGTCATCGGCGTTTCGCCGATTGAGCAGAACAAGGAGACGGTGGCACTGATGATCGCGGCGGAGCGCTTCGCCGCGGCATTCTTCGCGAACGGCGCGCAACCGTCGATGATTCTCGAATATGACAAGAAGCTGCCTAATGACGAAGTCGCGAAGCGCATCCGCGCCGGCATTGAACGCGTCTATGGCGGGCTCGACAACAAATGGAAGGTCGCGATCCTCGAACTGGGGATCAAGATGCGCGAGACATCATTCGATCCGGCGAAAACGCAGCTGGTCGAAACCCGCAAGCTCGGCGGCGAGATGGCCTGCACGATGTTCCGCACGCCGCCGCACAAGATTGGCATTCTCGATAAGGCGACATTCTCAAATATCGAGCAACAAAGCATCGACTATGTGACTGGGCCGCTTTCGTCGCTCGCCAAGTCGATCGAGTCGGCAATCACGATCGCGTGCCTGACGCCGCCGGAGCGCGAGATTTACAAGGTCGAACACAATCTCGAAGGCCTGATGCGCGGCGATCTGCTCAGCCGTTATCGCGCCTATGCTATGGGTCGTCAGTGGGGCTGGCTGTCGGTCAATGATGTGCGCGACCGCGAGAATGAAAATCGCATTGGGCCGCAGGGCGACGAATATCTTGTGCCGCTCAATATGATCCCGGCGAACGACGCCAAGCCGGACACGCCGGACCAGCGCGATGATCAAAACGCATGGATGGCGGGCGATGTCCGCTATGCGCTTCCGCAGGCGGCTGCGAAGGCCATGCGCATCTCCCCCACGATCTGAACTGAGGTCACACCATGGACGAGAATGAAGGCGCGCCGCCGGACGGCGGCGCGGCGGCGCTTGCTGCGACGCCGGCAACTTCGGAAAACCCGTCGGCGCCCACGCCATCGCCTGCGCCCGGCGTGCGCCGCTATCCGCGCGTCGCCAGCGCCCTCACCGGTGAACCCTGGGCGATCGTTCCTTCCGAGCTCCATAAAATCGCGGCGATCGTTTCGCGCCATTCGATCGACGCCGGCAAGCAGGACGGCCCGCCCGCCTATATCAAACGCGACTATGAGGTGATGGCGGGGCCCAGTGCGCAGCGTCTCCCCGGCGCGAGTCGCGCCTTCCTGATCGACGGCGTCGCCATTCTGCCGATCACCGGCCCGATCTTTCCGCGGGCCAATATGATGACGGAATTCTCGGGCGCGACATCGATCAGCACGCTGACCGACGATTATCGCAAGGCGCTGGAGAGTCCCGATGTCGGCGCCATCCTGCTGATGCTCGACAGCCCCGGCGGCGCCGTTTCCGGCGTCAACGCCTTTGCGGACATCGTGTCGGCTGGGAAGAAGAAGAAATACACCACGGCCTTCGTCGCCGGCGCGGCCGCGTCGGCGGCCTATTGGATCGCCAGCGCCGCGAGCGACATCGCGATGGAGCGAACCGCGATGGTCGGCTCGATCGGCGTCGTCGCCGCGATCCCGGCGCAAGTCGCGCCCGACGCCGACGGCGAGCTCTGGATCGAAATCGTATCCAGCAACGCGCCGAAGAAGCGGCCGGACCCGCTTTCCGAAGACGGGCGGGGCGAAGTCGTGTCGATGCTCGACGCGATCGAGGCGCAGTTCATCGCTGATATCGCGCGCGGCCGCGGCGTCTCGGTCGACAAGGTCAAATCCGAGTTCGGTCAAGGCGGCGTGATGATCGGCGCGGCAGCGGTGAAGGCGGGCATGGCGGACAAGGTCCAGAGCTATGACGCGACGCTCGCCGGGCTGCGCCGCATGGTCGCCAACAATCGAAAACTATCAGCCCTCAAAAGGGCCTGAGCTGGCGCATTCGCGCTTTTACTGGCCGAAAGGAGACTCCAATGGCCGATATCGTGACCCTTCGCCAGAACCGCGCGAAGGCCTATGAGAAAATGGAAGCAAGCCTCGCCGCCGACGATTCCGACACGCGCCAGGCTGACTTCGACGCTGCCGCGGCGGAGGTCGAAGCGCTCGATCGTGAGATTGCCAACGCCGAACGCGTCCAGCGCCTGAAGGGCGACGGCGCGGTTGGCACGCTCGAGTCTGGCGATCCGAACGCGGTTCCGGCGCGCGGCTTCATGGCGAAATATCGCAACATGCCGGGGGCGAATGAAAGGCGTCCCGGCGCCATCCTTACGAGCGCGCAGTCTGCGGCCTTTGGCGATCTGTTGATGGCGACGCGCCGCGCGAAAATCACTGGCCAGGTCGATCCCCTGCTGATTGAGGCGTCGCAGGGCGTGAATGAAGCTATCGCCGAGGATGGCGGCTTCCTCGTCGAGAAGGACATCGCCGACGGGCTGCTGATGCGCACCTTCGCTCAAGCCAATCTTGCGAGCAAGGTTCGTCGCATCCCGATCTCGGCGCGGTCCAACGGCGTCAAGATCAATGCGCTCAAGGACGATTCTCGCGCGACCGGCGCGCGTTGGGGTGGCATGCAGACCTATTGGATTGGCGAGGGCGACTCCCTCACCCCGACGCGTCCGAAGTTCCGCCAGATGAACCTTCAGCTCAAGAAGCTCGCCGGCATGCTCTATGCGACCAGCGAGGCTCTCGCCGACGCGACGGCGCTGTCGTCGATCATCTCGGAAGCCTTCCCTGCCGAATTCTCTTTCATGATCGACGATGCGATCTTTGAAGGCGGCGGCGTGTCCAATCCGCTCGGCTTCATGAATGCCGGCTGTAAGGTGACGGTCGCCAAAGAGGCCGGCCAGGCCGCGAAGACGATCGAGTTCGAGAACATCACCAAGATGTGGGCGCGGTTGCCGGCGCGTTCGATGGCGAGCGCGGAATGGTGGATCAATCAGGACACACTGCCGCAGTTGATGGGCCTGAACATGGTCATCGGCACCGGCGGCATTCCGGTCTACTTGCCGCCCGGCGGGCTTTCGCAATCGCCTTACGGCACGCTGATGGGACGCCCGGTGATTCCGATCGAATACTGCTCGACGCTCGGCGCCGAGGGCGACATCGTTCTCGCCGATCCGACAAACTACGTCATGATCGACAAGGGCGATATCCAATACGCCACGTCCATCCATGTCGCGTTTGTGACCGATGAGCAGGCGTTCCGGTTTATCTACCGCTGCGATGGACAGCCTGTCGATGACAAGCCGGTGACTCCTTTCAAAGGAACGGACAAGCAGAGCACCTTCGTTACTCTCGCAACGCGAGCGTAATCATTAGCGCGCGGCTCGACGGTCGCGCGCGTATCGCTTCAAATTCAGGAGAAATCCAATGTCGAATCTTACATTCGGCGAGCGTCATGTCGTCAAGGGCCTCGACGCCGTCGCGGATGCTTTTGCCGGCACGGTCTATTCCGACGTCGTCAACATGGAAGCGTATGCCGCCGCTCGGTTCATCGTCCATAAGGGCGTCGGGACCACCGGCACATCGACGCTCACGCTCGAAGCCTGCGACGATGCGGCTGGCAACAATCCCGTCGCAATCCCGTTCAGCTACCAGGCCTATGCCGGCGCTGATGATGTTCCAGCCGACGTCGTGAACGCCACCGCGGCCGGGTTTGCGACAACTGCCGGCTCGAGCCAGCTTTATGTGCTCGAAGCGGAGTCGCAGCGCATGCCGGCGGCGAAGCCATGGTTGCGATTGAAGGCTGTCGAGGTCGCAAATGACCCCGTGCTCGGCGGCGTTCTTATCGAACTGCTCAAGCCGCGCTATGCGCGTCACGTCCCGGATACCGCGATCGCCTGATCGTCTGCGGGCTCACCCCTGTTTCGCTTTCACAGCGGCCCGTAAGGGTCGGAACAAGGATTCTTCATCATGACCACTCGTTCACGCTTCGCCGCCGGCGTCCTGACGTTCTTCGATCGCACGACGCGGGAAACCGTCCTTCCGGTTTCGCCAGTGTTTTTCGAAGATGATTTCCTTGGGCCGGCGCTCAACACCACGAAATGGACGGCGCTCGACACTGGCGCCGCGACGGAAGCCGTCGTGGCTGACTTGGCCAACGGCGCCGTCGGCCTCGCGCTTGACGCAACAAACGAAGTTCAGCTCGCCGGAATTTCTTGGAATGACCAGCGCACGCTGGCGCTCAACCAGGGCCTTATTCTTGAGGCGCGGTTCCGTCTTTCTGTCCTCCCTTCAGCGGCGAGCGTGATTGCGGTGCTCGGGCTGCAGGGCGATCACAACGCCGCCGTCGACACGGTCGCGGAGTCCATTTGGTTCCGCGCCGACGGCAATGGGCAGATCACGGTCGAGAGCGACGACACGAGCCATGAAACGTCGAAAGTCGCCACTGGCGTCACCGTCACCACGGCGGATTGGGTCATTGGCAAGATCGACTGCACAGACATTGCCGATGTGAAGTTCTTCATCAACGGTAACCGCGTGGCCGAAGGCACGACCTTTAATATGAGCCAAGTCGCCGGGCTGGCGTTGCAGCCCGTGGCGCGTGTCAGTAAGAGCGCCGCGACGTCGGTGGGAACGATGCAGGTCGACTATATCCGCGCTTGGATGAACCGGGCGTAATCGACGATGTTCGCTGTCTCCGTCCCCGCGTCGGATCGCAGTCTTCTGACGCTCGACGAGCTTCGCGTCGCTCTCGATCTCGACGGGTCAGAGAGCGACGTGAAGCTTTTGTCGATCGGGCTGGAGATTTCCGACGCGATTGCGGCGGCTTGCCGGGTTCCTGTCGACGGGATTATTCCGGCGACGCTCCGCCGTGAAACCATCATCGATACGATGCGACTGTGCCACGATCAGGAGCAACTGATCATGACGCGGCGCTTTGTCGACACGGTTTCCAGCATCACGGTCAACGGAATACCTCTTGATCCCGCGGAGTTTGAAATCGACAAGGCGGCGGGACTGGCGCGGCGCCTGTCGTCGTCAGGCTATTACACACGCTGGCCGAGCGGGATTGTCGTCATGACCTATACCGCTGGGTTCGAGGCGGTCCCAAGCGCTTTGAAGGACGCGGCGAAATTGGAGCTTGTCGCGAGATGGTCGCTGTCCGATCGAGATCCCGCCATCAAAAGAGATCGCACGCAGGGACTTGGAGAAACTGAGTATTTTCCAAGCTCCTCAGAAACGACGAATTCGCCGCTGATCTCCCCGGATGCGCGCGCAAAAATCAGCCCATACAGCTATCAGCCGGTGGTGTAGGACATGATCAGGCCGGGACTCTATACCATCGCCGATTACGCCGTCACCACGGCGGTTGCATCTCTGGCGCTCTCGCCGCTCGCCGATCTCGAAGGCATGGCGGAACTGTCGATCGAGTTCAATTTCGCCTATGGCAGCGGCGGCACAAGCGTGAAAGCGTGGCTGCAGACCTCGCTGTCGCAGGGCGTGCGCTGGCGCGATCTCGCCTGTTTCTCAGCAACTACGGCGTCGAAGAACCGCGACTTCAGCCTGCGGCGCACCGCCGATACAGGCTTCTGGACGCCGGGCAGCGGGACGCTCGCCGATGACACGGTCGCGTCGAGCATCGTCTTTGGCGACAGGCTGCGCCTCCTGGTGACGTCTGTTGGAACCTATGCCGGCGGAACTGTGCTTTCGGCGCGCGCGGCCGCCGCGTGAATATTCATCTTGCGCGGCTCAATCGCGATCTGAAGCGAAAAGGCGAGCGCATCAAACTGCGGCGCTACGCCGGCACGAACACGCAGATTTTCACGGAAGTCGACTTGCTGGCGTTCGTTCGGGGATATTCGCCGCAACAGCTCGCGGCCGGCAGCGGCATTCAGGCGGTTGACAGCTTCGTGATCCTGTCGCCGACCGCATTGTTCGCTGCGCAATGGCCCGGCGGGCAACAGCCTCTGGAGCCGCCATTCAACCCAGATCCGCATCTGCCGAAGAAAGGCGATCGCGCCATCATTCAAGGGCGCACACGAACCGTGGAAGTGGCGTCGCCGATCTATGACGGCGACGAATTGGTCAGGATTGAAATGAGGGTTCTCGGGTAGGCCGATGATCTCGACCAAATACGCGCCTTTCGATCGCGATGTGCTGTTCGATCTTGGCGGCCTGTCTCCGGAAGAGCAGAGCAAGGCGTTTGCGGCTTTCGCCCGTCAGGAAATCGCCATTGCCGATGCGCAGAACGAACGCGCGCTTGGGCGCGCCGTTTCATATGAAACCATCGTCGATCAGCGCCGTGGCGCCGCGCTCGAGAGCGTCTCGCCAAATGGCGTGATCCTCGCGAACTTCGATCTCGGGTCCGACGTCGTCGAGTGGATTTGGGCAAAGCTGATCGCTCGGTCGCCAGTTCTTTCCGGCGCCTTCATAAAATGGATGCTCGTCTATGCCGATGGCGTCGAAGTTGACGGTCCGGAAAGCATTCCGCCCGATGCACAGGAAATCGTGATTTTGTCGGCCGTCCCATATGCGCGGAAGATCGAACGCGGAAGCTCGAAGCAGGCGCCGGATGGCGTGTTCGAAGCTCTCGCGGCAATGGCCGCCCAGCGCTATGGCAATCAGGCGAGAATCCGCTTCTCGTATCGTTCGCCGATTGGCGGCGGCACGCCGTTGGACAAATGGGCGACCGGCAATGCGGCGAAGGCTGGTCGCAAGCAGCGCCAGCAACTCTCCAAGAACACGCGCCAGCCGGCGATCATCATCCAGTTTCGCTGATGAGGGTAAATGGCCTCTCTCGCCGTCATGAACGCCGTGGAAGCACGATTGCGCGCCGGCTGGAGCCGCGCGCCGATCGTCAGCGAAGCGAATACCGAGGGCGCTCAGCCCCTTGATGGCGGGCCGTATCTTACCGTCACCTACCCGGTCGCGGACGAAACGCAAATCAGCGTCGGCGCGCCTGGGGCCAACGCCTATCGGGAGGAAGGCGCGATCCGCTTCGTGCTGTCCGTGCCGTTCGGCACCGGGCTCTTGCAATGGGCCGCTTGGATCAACGAGCTGCGCGATTTGTTTCGCGGCAAGGTGTTCGACGGCGTCGTGACGTGGGAGTCTCCACCCTTCGCCGTCAATGACGATACGGAAAACGCGACGCGCTTCGAACTCAGTTTTGCGGTCCCGTATCGCTACGACGTCTTTGCCTAATTCGGCTTCGGCCGTCCGCCCATACACGCCCTTGGGCAAGGCGTTGGAGCGCTGTGAAGCGCCTCGTCCCGCGGTCCGTCGTGAGACGCCCGCAATGAGAAGGAAGCCCTCCTATGCCGATTGCGCCGACCAGCCGCACGCGCGTCGCCTATATTGCCGAATCCGCCTTCGGCACGACGCCATCAACGCCGACATTCCTCGAAATTCGCCGCACCAGCGGCAATCTTCGCACGCGAAAAACAACCGCGGTTTCCGAGGAAATCCGTCTCGACCGCAACGTGCGCGCAGAATATCAGCTCGCCCAGGACGTCGAAGGGTCATATGATTTCGAGCTGACCTATGGCTCCTATGACGATATCCTGGAGGCGGCTGTCGGCGGAGCATGGAATACGAACGTCCTCGTCAACGGGTCCGTTGAAAAAAGCCTCACCTTCGAGGAGACGATCGATGTTGGCGGCGGTAGCTTCGCCTATCACCGCTTCACCGGCGTCGAGGTCGACTCGCTGTCGCTGAACTTTACCGCACGCCGAGGCGTCACCGGCTCCGTTACCCTGCAAGGCAAGCAGGAAGCGCTCGATACGGCGATCATCTCCGGGGCCACCTATACGGCGCCGAACACGAACGTCATCGAAACGGCGAACAGCGTCGCGTCGCTGGCGGTCGCCAGCTTGTCGCCGGTCCCGATCGTGCGCAGCCTCTCGCTCAATATCGCCAACAATCTGCGCCGGCATGAAGTTCTGGGCTCGCTCTATACGAACAGCTTCGGCTCTGGCCAGTTGGACGTCACCGGCACGCTGGAAGCGTATTTCACGTCCAACGCGCTCTATCAGGCGGTGCTCGACCATGGCACGGGCGCGCTGGCGCTGACGATTGGTTCGGTGACGGCCAAGAAATACACGATCTCGCTTCCCGTCATTCAGTTTCTCGACGGGGCCAAAAGGCTCGGCGGGAAGAACGATGACGTCATGGTGTCGATCCCGTTCCGCGCGGTCGCTGACTCGGCGCCGAAGTCGATCTCAATCACGAGGGCCGTTGCGTAATGAAACAGGTCGAAATACTGACCACGTTCAGTGGCTATCCAGACGATACCGTTGCCTCGGAGACGACTTATGTGGCCGGCGCCAAGCCAAAACTTCAGGACGCGTTCGCCGACCTCATCATCAAAAAGGGCCTCGCCAGGGAAATCGTCGATCATCCCGCCCGTGCCGCCAATGTGAAATCGGAGTCAGCACCGTGAAGCTTTCGAACATCAAAAGAAATGTCGCCGCCGAGAAATCCGGGCGCTGGATCGACGTCAAACTGCCTGAGTTTGACGGCGTGTCCTTTAAGGTGCGCGGCCTCGGCAATCCTGATTACGAGGCGCTGAAAGCAAGGCTTTTTGAGACGCGCTCCCCGGCGGATCGGGAGAAAGACCTCACCGCCGATGAAATCGCGCAGTTGCTCAGCGAAACGATTTTGCTCGGCTGGCGCGGCATCCTGAATGATGACAATACGCCGCTGGTCTTCGATCTGCCAACGGCCATGAAGCTACTCGCAGACCAGGATTACGGCGACTTCCGATCCGCTGTAATCTGGGCGGCGCAGAACGTCGGCCGTGACCGCTACGCCAGCGCGGAGCAAGACGCAAAAAACTAACCGACGCTCTGCGCTGGACGCTGGAATGGGGCGGCTCTGCGGAATGGCTCGCCGAGGCGGCGCAAGAGCACGGGATTGTGCCGAAGGCGATCGCCGACCGCGTCGACCCTGCCAAACATCTTCTCATCGTTTGGCGAGCATTCTGGGCGCTGACGAATGATCGGCCCTTCGGCGCGCTCGGCGGGTTAGGCTACATCCCCTTTATCGCGATCGACCGCTATGCCGAGCGCTACGGCATCTCCGGCGTTGATGAATTCGAGCGGTTCCAAACGCTGCTGCGCCAGATGGACGACGCCTACCTGGCGTGGATCGGCGAGCATAAGGACGATTGACGCATGGCCGTGACGCTGGAAGTCATCAGAACGCTGACGACACGGGCGCGCACGGAAGGCGTTGATGCGGCGCGTCGCGAGCTGGAGTCCTTCGCCAAAGCGCAGGACGGCGTCTCGAAAAGCAATGATAACGCCGCGCGCAGCGTGCTGTCGGCAGCGAAGTCTTTTGATGCGCTCGAGCGCTCGGTTGATCCGGTCGCCAAGGCGAACGCGCGCCTCTCCGCAGAGCAGGCCAAAGTCCAACGGGCGCTCAACGAGGGGTCTGTCTCAGCTGAGCGCGCGGCGAAGGTGCTCAGCCTTCTTGGCGCCCGCCATGAGGCGGCGATCGCGCTAACGCAACGTCATGCAGGCGCGACCAGTGATTTTACGGCGCGCCTGTCGGAGTGGAACAAGCAGACGAATTCCGTCGCCGCGCGCATGTCGCAGTCGACGCAAGCGACGAACGACAACGCCAAGGCTGTCGGCCTTGCGCGTCACGAATGGGTCAATCTCGGCCGACAGTTTCAGGACGTCGGCACGATGGCGGCGATGGGCGCAGCGCCCATGCAGATTGTGACGTCGCAGGCTGCTCAGATCTATGACGTGCTTGCCTCGAGTCGAGGCGGGACAAACGCCGCTTTGAAGGAACTCGGAACTGTCGCGCTGCGGTACGTGGTAAGCCCCGTCACGCTGCTCGCTGGCGCGCTGGGCGTCGCTGGCTATGCTGCCTATCAGTTTGCGGAACAGCAGAACGCTTTGCAGCGCGCGCTCAACGGTACAGGGCGCGCCGCCGGCGTCACGGCGGCGCAGCTGCGTGAACTTGCTTCAGCGCGGGCCGGCGGACTTAGTGTTGGCGAAGGGATTGGCCTCACGGGCCAATTCGCATCGGCGGGTGTTGCCGGACCGAACATCAAGACGCTGGTTTCTGACGCGCTAGCCTTTGCGCGCGCATTCGGCCTCGATATCGAAAAGGCCGGCGATGAAATCACCCAGATCGTTTCCGAGTCCGGCCTCGGTGCGTTCGAAAAGCGTTTCGGCGCGGTGTCGTTTTCAACGAAGGAAATGATCCGCTCGCTTGAGGTGTCGGGGCGGCATATCGAGGCCCAGACGGAGAAGACGCGGCTCTTTGACGAAGAGGTCAAAAAGGCCAAGGACACATCGTCAGAACTTGAGAAAATCTGGCGATCGATCCGCAATTGGGCGACGACGCCCATCGCCGGGCTCGGGCCCTCGCTTGGTCGCATGTCCGCGGGCCCGACGCTGCAAGAGCAGCTTGCGTCCGCCCGCGGGGAATTCTTCAATCTGCGCGCCCAGCGTAACGGCGACGCCAGCTCTTTCCCGGGTGAATCCGCTGCAGAGGCGCGCGTTCTGGAGTTGGAGCGCCAGATCCAAGCTGAGCGCGAGAGGACCGCCCAGGCGGCGCGCGAAGCCGATCTGAACCGCCGTTCGCAGATCGCCGGGCCGATTATCGACCGTCTGACGCCCGATGCAACGCGCCTGCGCGGGCTCAAAGAGCAGCTTGACGCCGTCAAGCCTCTGACCGAGACGGCGGAGGGATTGGAGAAGCTTGGCGACCGGGCCGGTGCGGCGCGGACTGTCGTTGAGCAGCTTACCTATCAGATCGACAATTTCCAGACCGCCGCCGACGTCATGCGGCAGGATAATGCGATCGCGGTTGCCGAGATTTCGGCGCGCACCTATGCGCAGCGCGAAGCAGTCGCGATGGAAAAGGCGCGCATTCAGGTTTTGCGCGAAACCGGCGATGTGAACCGCGCGGCGCTCGCCGCTGAAAACGAGCGCGCCAAGATGCTGGCGGAATCGGCCCGCAAGGTCGACGAGCTCGCCCGCACGTCTTCTGACAATCTTCGCCTATCGAAAATGCTGCCGTTCGATCGGCGCATGGCGGAAATCGATATCGCCGAGCGTGATTTCCGGCGTGACAACATCCCGAATGCAGCGTCGCCGATGGCGGCGCAGTTCAATACAGCGGCCGACGCCGCGCATCGCGTTGCGGGCGCGTTCGATGGGCTGGCGAACAAGATCGGCGGCGCCGGCGGCAACGTCCTGCCGTTTTTCGCGGGCGGCCGCTCGCCGAGCGGGGCCGACCCGCGTGGGCTGTCGGACTTCATTCGCTCGGAAGCGGCGCGGATGGGGATCGATCCCAACGTCGCGCTGCGGGTTGCGCGCAGCGAGGGCTTGGGCAGCTTCACCGGCGACGCCGGATCGTCCTTCGGCGCGTTCCAACTGCACCGCGGCGGCATTGCGAAGGGCGGCAACGCAGTTGGCGGGCTCGGCGATGACTTCTTTCGCCAGACAGGGCTCGACCCAAGCAACCCCGCCAATGAGCGCGCGACGATCAGCTTTGCGCTTGAGCAAGCGAAGCGCATGGGCTGGGCGCCGTTCCATGGCGCGGCGCGGGCCGGGATCGGGCGGTTCGAAGGGATCGGCGCCAACGATAACGCCGGCCTCTTGGCGCGCACGGGCGGCGCCTTCAACGATCAGCGCGAGGCGGCCCGCTTCGAAGCGATGGTCAAGCCGCTTCAGGACGCCAACCGCGAGATCGAGCGCCAGCGCGCCGCGCTGCAATCGCAGGAATCCGCGCTCGGCCGGTCAACGGCGGAAGTCGCGAAGGCGTCGAAAGAGCAAGAGCTGCTCAATCAGATGCAGGCGCAAGGCGCGCCGCTGACCGATCAGCTGCGCGCGTCGATCGGCGCGACGGCTGAGAATTACGGTCGCCTCGCCGCCGAGACGGAAGCCTTTGGAAACAAGCAGCGCCATCTTATCGAGAACCTAGACTTCATCCGCGGGTCCGCGCGCGACGCGCTCGGCGGCATTGCCAGCGACCTCCTACATGGAGCCAGTGCCGCGGACGCGCTCAACGGCGCATTGGAGCGGATTGCTGACCGGCTGCTGTCTCTCGCGACAGACCGCGCGATTGAGGGGATATTCGGTAAAACCGGATCGGCGAGCGGCGGCATTCTGGGCGGGCTTGGCAGTCTTGTCGGCGGACTGTTTGGCGGTGGGACCGGGACAGTCGCCCCGTTCGCAGACGGCGGCATTGTCGGCGCTCCTGGCGGCAAGCGTGTCAACGTGCCGATGTCGGCGTTCATCGGCGCGCCGCATTTCGCCAGCGGCGGCGCCGTTCCGGTGATCGCCCATGCTGGCGAGGTCATCCTGAATGCGGCGCAGCAGCGCAGCGTCGCGGCGGCGCTCACGGCCGCGCGCGGGTCAACAAGCAATGACAATCGCGGAACCGGGCCAATGGCGCCCACCCCTGTCACCGTCAATCTGATCGGCGCGCCGCAGGGCACGAAGGTCCAGGAGACGCGCGACTCCAGTGGCGGGCGCCGGATCGACGTCGTTATGGATGAACGTATCGCCGCCGCGATGGGATCGCCGCAGGGCGTTGAGGCGGCGGGCGCCAATTACGGCATGAGCCGTAAGGTCGCGCGTCGCTGATGGCGGTCCCTGTTTGGCCGTCCGAGCTTCCGCAACGCGTCTTGCGCGACGGCTACAGCGAAAAGCTGCGCGACGGGCGCCTGTTCTCGCGCACGCAATCCGGGCCGGGCAAGGTGCGCCGACGCTATTCGTCGGCCGTGTTGCCCGTGTCCGCGTCTACCATCGTCACTTATGCGCAGAAATCGCGTCTAGAGCGGTTCTGGATCGAGGAAACGGCTTACGGGTCGCTCCCGTTCATCATGCCGGACCAGACGCATGACGGGCTCCCGCTGCTTGATGGCGGCGGCCTTCCGGTTCTGGACGGCGGCGGCTTGCCGATCTTGGTGACGGCCAACTGGCTGGTGCGCTTCGCGCAAGAGGTGCCGCAGTTCACGCCGTGGGGTCTGCAATTTACAGCCTCTTTCCAACTTGACGTGCTGCCGTAATGGCCGTCATTCCGCTCACAGTTCGCACGGCGATGTATGCCGAGCACAGCGAAGAGGTCGAAGTCGCGCTCGTCACGATCACACACGCCGATCTTGACGCGCCGGTGCGGGTATCAAGCGACCCGACGTCGCGGCTGAGCACGGACCCGCTGCGCTACGGAACGTCCTCGCGCGGCAATGAATATGACTTCGTGCTGATGTCGGCGATCGTCCCGGATGACCGCAAGGGGACGCCACCGCGTGTCGCGCTGGTCTTCGACAATGTCGAATCCAACTTTATCGAAACGGCGCAGTCTTTCATCAATCCGGCGCATGCAGATATCGAGCTGGTTCTGGCCTCGGCGCCGGACACGGTGATCCAGGCCTATCGCGGGCTGCGCATCGTGCGCTGCACGTTCGACGACGCCTCGGCGACGTTCGATCTGTCGCGCGAGCCGTTCACGACTGAGCCGTTCGGCGCGCGGCAAGACAAACCAAGATTCCCAGGCCTGCACGGGTTGGCGAGCGCATGACCGACGACCTTGTGGTTAAAATGCAGACGGCGATCTCCGGCCTCCCTGTCGATAAGGTCGCCAGCTTCCACGCGCGGTTTCTCGCATATCTTGAGGCGGGGCTTGTCGACGATCTGCGCGCGCTCAGCGATGTAGAGTTCGGCGATTGCGACGCGATGGCGTTGCAGGTCGTCTGGCGCGAGCGCCGCCCCTGATGCACTGGAGCAGTGAATGATAATTGTCGTTCCCGGTTTTTGCGGCGTGATCGCGGGGTTTATGCTTGCCGCGCTATGGATCGGCCTGTCTATGCTGGTCGGGTTTCAGCAGCCGGACCCAGACCAGCTTCTAGGGCTGGTAATGGTTTGCGCGGTCGTCGCGCCAATTATCGCGGTCGGGATTGTGATGTCCCTCGAACTCAAATCATAAATGCACTGGAGCGCGCGCTACATCGGTCTGCCGTGGCTCCCTGGCGGGCGCACGCGCGACGGCGTCGATTGTTGGGGGCTAATGACCCTCGTCTACGCCGAGGTCGCCGGTGTCCCGCTTGACCCCCTCAACGGGCTTTACGTCACAGCCGAAGAGCGCGAGGACATCGCGCGTATCGTCGATGGGCAGTGCGCGCATGGGCCGTGGGTCAAGGTCGAAGCGGGCGACGAGCGCGAAATGGATATCCTGCTGTTCCGCTGTTTCGGGCTGCAAAGCCATGTCGGCGTCGTCTGCGGCCGCGGGCTGATGCTGCACGCGACGTCCGGCAAGGACAGTTCAATCGAGCGCTATGCGGACGGACGATGGCTGCCGAGGCTCATGAGCGCATGGCGTCACGAGGAGCTGGCGTGAGCGCGCCCAGCGGCGCGCGCATCATCGCGCAGCCCTATCTCGATGGCGGCCGGCGTCTCGACGCGGTGGCGCCGGCGGGATCGACGATATTTGAGATTGTCGCTATCGCCATCCCCGGCGTGCCTGAGCCGCTGTTGCCGCATGTGCGCGTCACCATCGGCGAGACGGTCATCCCGCGCGAAATGTGGATGCGAGTCCGGCCGAAGCCGACGACGATCGTCATCGTGCGGGTTGCGCCTGGCAATCGTGGCGCGCTGCGGGCAGCGCTCTCCATCGCGGTTGGCGTCGCGGCGCTCGCGGTCGGGCAGGTCTGGGCGGCGCCGCTCGCCGGCGCGCTCGGCTTTGGCGGCTCGGCGCTCGCCACGGGCATCGCCCAAGGCGTGCTCAGCGGCACGGTGCTGCTCGCCGGCACGTTCCTGATCAACTCGCTTGTGCCGCTGCGCCAGGATCAGGCGCAGGGCGCGGGCATCGCGCAGAGTCCGACATACGCTATCCAGGGCTTTCGCAACGTCGCCAATCCCGACGGCGTCGTGCCCTGCGTGATGGGCAAGGTTCGCTTCGCACCGCCATATGCGGCGCTGCCCTATACGGAAGTCGCCAACGGCGAGACCTATATCCGCGCGCTGTTCCTCGTCGGCTACGGCCCGGTCGCCATTCGCGACATCAAACTCGGCGACACGCCGATCGAGAATTTCAAGGAAGTCGAGGTCGAGGTCCGCGAGGGCTACCCCGACGACGAGCCGGTCACGCTCTACCCATCGCAGGTGCTCGAAGAACGCCTGTCGATCGACCTCAATCAGGCCTATGTCGGCACCTACGGACCGCACACGCGGTTCACGGCGTCCGACGCCGACGAAGTCTCGCTCGATATTGCCTTCGCCAACGGCCTCTTTTGGATGCGCACGGTCGTCGCTGGGTCGACATCGACGACATTTCCGCTGCCGCTGACAGTGACGGTCCGCATCCGCATGCGGCTGAACGGCGTCGGGTCGTGGACGACGGTTACGGATTGGTCGATCTCGGCGTTCACGCAAAAGCCCTATAGCGCTTCCTATCGCTGGCGGCTCCCGGCGCGCGGCCGCTACGAAATTGAGGTGACGCGCCTCACCGCCGACCTCGACGAACTGAACGCGTGGCAGCAAAATGACCAGTTCGTTTCGGTCTCGCTTTGGTCGGCGATCCGCAGCTATCGCCCGGAATATCCGCTGAACTTCAACCACCCGCTGGCCGTGATCGCGGTGCGGGCGCGCGGCTCCAAGCAACTGAACGGTGTCATCGACAATCTGAATTTGGAAGCCTCGCGCGTCTGCCTCGATTGGGACGGCGCAGATTGGGTCGAACAGGAGACGCAAAACCCTGCGGCGCTGCTGCGCTACGCGATGCAGGGACCGATGGTCGCCTATCCGCTTGAGGATGACGAAATTGATCTTGCGGGTCTCGAAGACTTCCACGACTTCTGCGCGGACAAGAGCCTCACCTATAACCGCGTTCACGATTTCGAGCAGTCCGTGTTCGACGCATGGAGCGACATCGCGGCGGCCGGTAGAGCCTCCCCGCGAGACGACGGCGAGCGCTGGGGCGTCGTTATCGATCGCACGCAGACGATCACCATGCAGCACATTACCGCGCGCAACTCCTGGGGCTTCTCCGGCGCGCGCGATTACGTGCGCCTCCCCGACGCTTTCCGTGTCAAGTTCTATGACGAGACGAACAGCTACAAAATGGCAGAGCGCGTCGTGCCGTGGCCGGGGTTCCTTGGCGAGCCGGTCATCACGGAAAGCATCGAGCTCCCCGGCGTAACCGCCCCGGATCAAGTCTGGATCGAAGCGCGACGCCGGCAATACGAGCTGATCCACAGGCGCGACGTTTATTATGCGACGATGGACTTCGAGGGTGCCTGCGCGCGCCGCGGCGATCTCGTTTTGCACAGCCATGATGTGCTGAAGCGCACAAACATTTCGGCGCGGGTCAAATCGGTGTCGGGAACAGCCGTCACGCTCGACGACTTCGTGACGATGGAGGACGGCAAGACCTACGCTCTCCGCTTCCGCAAACTGCCAGATTCGGAAGGCGACGATCTCAGCATTTTGCGCAGTGTGACGACGGTTGTGGGCGAGCACGACACGGTTTTCATCACCGGCTCCGGTGTGCTGCCCAACGTCGGCGATCTGGCAATGTTCGGCGAGTCCGACAGCGTCACCAAGGAAATGATCGTTCGCGAAGTTGAGGGCGCCGAGGATCTGGCGCGCCGCTTCACGCTGGTCGACCACGCGCCGCAGATCGAAACGCTCGCCGACGCGGAAGTGCCGCCGGATTGGAACGGGCGCTTTGGCGAGATCGCATGGCCGTATCTGCAATGGGGATCTGGCGACGTTCTGTCGTGGGGTGACGAGCTGCTTTCGTGGGGCACGGCGCTCGACACGCCCGGTCTCAAATGGGGGCCTAACAACCGACTGACATGGGGCGGCGATGATCTGCTCTGGGGGAACGCATGACAACCGATCTGAAAGCGCTAACGGCGGATACTTCAATCCCAGATACCGCTCTCATCTTCGGGGCTGATGATCCGACCAGCGCTCAGCCGAGCGTCTATCCGATCGACGACGTGAAAGCGAAAGTGCTCGAGGCCCCAGCGGAATTGGAGGCATCAACAACGGCCGCTGCCTCGCTGAATGTTCCGCACGGCGTCGCGCCAACATCTCCGGTCGATGGCGACATTTGGACAACGACAGCAGGCATCTACGCGCAGCTGAACGGCACGACCAGCCAAATTGCGATCGCGGCGAGCATGGCGTCGACCTACGCGAAACAGATCGTCATCCAGGTTTTTACCTCGAACGGCACCTACGCCCCTACCGCAGGAATGAAGCTTGCCGAGGCGTTCGCGTTCGCGGGGGGGGGTGGCGGCGGGTCTGGCGCGCGGCGGGCGGCGGGCGCGATCGCATCCGGAGGCGGAGGCGGCGGAGGTGGCGGTAAAGCGTGCGGGAAGTTTACTGCCGCGCAGATCGGCGCATCGCAAACGGTCACGATCGGCGCAGCGGGAACCGGCGGCACAGCGCAGACGTCGGATTCCACGGCGGGCAATAACGGCACAGCGGGCGGCGCGACGTCGCTCGGGTCGCTGCTCTATGCGGGCGGCGGTGGCGCTGGCTCGGGCGGCGGCCTCGCGGCGGGATCGGGTGGCGGTGGCGGGGGCGGCACCGTCAGCATGGGGGCGAGTGCGAACGCAACCGGCGCAACGGGCGGTTTCGGCGCGTTTACGATCGGAAGCGGCGGCAGTGCCGCAGCGGGGGCCGGCGTTACGTCGGGCTCGGGCATCGGCTCCGGCGGCGGCGGCGGTCCGGCAGCAGGAACGATTGGGACCGCGGGCGGCGCCGTCAACACGGAAGCCGGAGCGACCGGCGGCGGCTCGGGCGGCGGCATCACGGCGGCCGATGCGATGAGCAGCGGCGGCGCGGGCGGCACGACTTACGTTAGCGGCGCGGTGGTCGCGGCGGCAGGCGGAGCAACTGGCGTCGCGGGTTCCGCCGGCGCGACATACGCAAACTCGACCGGACCTCTCGACCGGGCCGGCGCAGGCGGCGGTGGCGGCGGGTCGCACGCGACGACCCCCGGCGCAGGCGGCGTTGGCGGCCTAGGAGGCGGCGGTGGCGGCGGAGGCGGCGCGGTGCGGAACGGCGCGAACTCCGGCGCCGGTGGCAACGGCGGCGCCGGTCTGATGATCATCGTTGAATATTTCTAAGGAACGAAAATGACTGAAGGAACGTCTTCGACTAACCTTTCTGTATCGGGCCGTCTTGACGAGTTTCTCGGCAATGCCGACCCCAACGGAACAGGCATGCAGGGGCCGTTTCGCGCTTCTGCTGCGAGCGTCGCCGCGCAGATTGCAGGCGGGATTGCGCTTGAGGCGACGCCGCTTGGCGTTGAAACCAAAAGCCTCTCGACGCCGCCAGTCTCTCCAGTAACCGGCAACCGTTATGTCGTCGCGGCGGCGCCGACCGGCGCCTGGGCGGGGCACGCAAATGACATCGCGACATGGGGCGGATCGGCCTGGAGTTTCATCACGCCGTCCGCCGGCTACGTCGTCAACGTCCTCGATCTCGGGCAGCTCTATTATTACAACGGAACGTCGGGCGCATGGACCGCGTTCTTCGCCGATACGCTGTTTTTTGCGACATGGGCGGCGCTGAGCGCTGTCACGGGCACGAAGGCTGGCCAGGCGGCGCAGGTATTTGACGACGCGAGCACGCACACCGATCCGGTCGTCGGCGGAACTGTCGACAACGAGGGGCTCTATTCATGGTCGACGTCTCCCGCCGGCTGGCGGCGCGTCGCCGACAACTCCGTCACCAACATGGCGCCGCTATCGTCGCCGGCGTTCACGGACGCGCCGACGACGACCGTTCCGCCGCGCGAAGACTACTCGACGCGAATCCCAACCACCTCGTCGGTCGCCGACGAAGCCGGCGCTGAAATCCGCTCGGTCACAAACAACATCCTGCGCTCGGAAGAGCTGGACAACGCGATCTGGAACAAGTCCGGCGTCACCGTCTCGGCGAACAGCGCGGTCGGGCCAGACGGCGCGTCGTCACTCGACAAGGTTCAGGAAGACTCCTCGACCGGCGCGCATACGATCTTCCGGGCGATCGCCGCTGTCGCGGTCGGCACGCGAGTTACGGTCTCGTGGCATGTCCGCGCTGCGGAGCTTGATAAATTCGTGATGGCCGCCGTCAACGGATCGGTCGCCTACCAGGCCCGGTTTGATCTGACCAACAAAACCGCGACGCCGACGACGCTGACCGTCAATCTCGTCGCCGAGATTCACGAAGTGTCCTCCGGTCTTTTCCGGTGCTCGATTTCCTATGTCGTCACCGACGGTGCCGCCGCGAACACGTATTCGCTCACTTTGGTCAATGTTTCGAACGCCACGTCCTATGCCGGAACGCCGGGGAACGGCATTCACGCAGGCTATGCGCAGGTCGAATACAGTCCTGTGCTGCGGCCCTACGTCAAAACCACGTCGGGCGCCGCCTCGAAAAGCTTTGCGCTGCGCAAGCCTTATGTGCGCCGCTACCTCGCCAACACGAACGGTTTCGGCTGCGACGACGACAGCAATATCTGCTACATCGTCGCCATCGGCGGACAATCCAACGGCGATGGCCAGGGGACGGATTCGCTTGTCGCGACCTCGGCGCTCTACTCCGGCAACGCGTTGATGCTGGCGGGATCGACCTATGGTCCGCACGCCAAAGGCCAGCGCGCCGCCGCCTTCACCGATCTGATCGAAGTCACTGCCGGCGCATCGAAAGAAACCGCCTGCAGCGGCTTGGTGAGTGGAATGATCAGCCGTGTGCAGAGCGAAGTGGGCAAGACAATTCGCGTATTGGCTTTTGCGCATGCGCTCGGCGGAACGGCATATGAGCAGTTGAAACGCGGCGGCATCGGGTCGCTGGATTTTCGCTCATATCAGTGGTTCCTGACGGCGCTCGAAGACGCGGCGGAGACCGCGCGTGCGAATGGTTGGCGCCCGGTGTTTCTCATCCATAACTGGATGGGCAATGAGGTGAATCAAAACACGCCCGCCGAGCAGTGGGCGACGTTCATGTGCCAGAACTACCGGATGATGGATGAAGACATTCGTCGCATCACCGGGCAGACGGAGAATTGGGTCTCCTTCATTGATCAGGTGAGTTATGTCGGCAACGCCGCCAACGCCTCGGCGTTCGCGCCGACGATCGTTGAAGGCAACCGCCTCGCGGCGCTGCGCAATTCCCGCATTAAACTCGGCAATCCGACCTATCAGCTCGAAAGAAGCGCGGCGTCCAACGCGATTCACTTTTCATGTGTCGGTCAGAACCGACGCGGGCAGGCGTTGGCGCGCGCCGTCTGCGCCGAGATGTTCGGAACAGGCTACGAGCCCTTCGCGATGCGCAAGGCCTACCGCAGCGCGGCGGCGGAGATCACCGTCGAGTTCGCGGGATCGATGGCCGGCAGTCTCGTGATGGACACGAGCGACGCGATTGTGACCTCAACGGGCCTGCCGAGCGGAAATTATTACGGGTTCCGCTTCGACGATCGAAGCGGTGCATCGCCGTCGATCACCGGGCACAGCATTTCGGGCCGCAGCCTCCTTCTGACGTTGTCTGCAACGCCCTCGGCGAACCACGCGTGGCGCTTGGCCTATGCAACCGAGCGCAATCCGAGCGTCATCACGGACGGCCCGGCGACCGGCGCGCGCGGCTGCCTGCGCCTCGATACCGCCCATACGATGCTCTACTCGCTGAGCGACGATTACGATTGGTGCCACCCCGGCATTCTCGAAGTGGCGAAGTGACCTACTCGACGGGGGCGAAGGCGCCGCGGTAGGTGACGTCGCCAACCGCTTCGATCGCCTTCAGGACATTGTCCATCTCGGCGCGCGCCATTCTGACAGGCTTCGGCTCGCGCCCTTCGTCCAGCGCTTTCGAAATATAGGCTGTGACCATCTGGTCAAGAATGATGTCGCGGTCGGTCATAATGCGTCTCCTAAAAATGAAGCGCGCATAAAGCCATAGCTGTAACGTTTTGGCAAGAATCCGCCGCCGGGCGGCTCCCGGCAACTCCCCCGCAAAGGACTACCGACATGACCGAAGCCGAACAGGCGGCGCTCGATCTGCTTGCCGAACAGCGCCAAACGATGGTTGCGCTGCACACGATGACGATCGAAAAGAACAGCGAGATTTCGTCGCTGAAAGAGCAGCTCGCCACCTTTCAAACGGCGGACGCGCAAACCGCCGTCGCGCAGGAGCGCGAATGGTTCGACGCGTTTCGCGATGCTGTCTTTCCGCCGCCGGCGCCGATGGAGCAGCCGACCGAAGAAGTCGCCGGCTAACCCACCGCTCTACGAGCCGGAGGCGCGCATGTTTCGCGTCGCTTTATGGTCCGTCGCCGCGATGCTGATTGCGGCGACGGTCCTGCACTACGCGATCTGATGCGTGCGCGGCTGTTCTGGGCGGCGGCCGGCGTTGCTCTGGTCCTGACCGTCGCCCGATTCCTCTACCAGTTGAGGCGGCTATGATCCTGAACGCTCTTGCGCTCATCGGCGGGCTGTGGGTCGGCGCAAAAGCGGTCAGCTTCATGCGCTGGCATTTCTTCACCAATCGCGACGGCAATTCTGGTCGCTCCGGCCACCACTACAGCGAGGAGCGATGATGTTTCCGCCCGATATCGAGCGCAACGCCAAGCTGCTCTTACTCGCCGTCATCTTGATCTTCGTCGCCAGCCACGCGTGGCAGATCGCCAAGGCGGTCTACCGCATCGCCTTCTGAAGGAACGCGAGATGATCGAGCTTTCCTGCGTCGTCGCGCTTGCGATGATCTTTATCGTCGTCGAGCGCTGGATCGAGTTCAACCGCGCCTGATGATCCCCGTCCCTCAAGATGCAGAGATCGTCTGGCGATGCTTTGTGATCGCCAAGCACCGGGATGGGGTCGGTATTTCCGACATCATCGCGCGATCGCGGCGCGAGCGCATGCCGATGACGCGCGCCGACGTTCTCCAAATCCTGCGCCGCTATGTCGATCGGTTAGACAATGACGTGCGGCAGACGCGCGCCGCCCGCTAACCACCAAACTCCGCCCACCAAAACCCTGACTAATAGGAGAAAGCGCCAATGTGGCCGCTGCAGCGAGACTGTGACTCGTTCTATGGACGCCCGATCAATCGCGACGGCTCGATCAGCCGAGCGTGGGAATCGGTCAACCTCGTCACCATCAAGCCGCCGTTCACGGTCTATTACGGCACGACGCCGGTCAAAGGCATTCGCATTCATCGCCGATGCGCCGAAAGCCTGTCGCGCGTGCTCGATCGGATCTGGGTCGCCGCCGGGCGCCAGCAATCGGTTGTCGACGCCTGGGGCGCGAGCAAGTTCGCCGGTTCATGGGTCGTGCGCAACAAGCGCGGCGGCGGGACGCTGTCGATGCACGCCTATGGCTGCGCGATCGATCTCGATCCGGGGCGCAACGCCTTTCACTCGACGCGGCCGAACTTCGCGAAAATGCCGGCGTTCAAAGTCGTCGAGGCGTTCGAAGCGGAGGGCTGGGTCTGGGGTGGGCGCTGGTCCGGTCGCTCCTGCGACGGCATGCACTTTCAGGCGGCGCGCACGACGGCTGTGACCGCCCGCCAATTGCGCGCGGCGGGTTCGCGCGAGGTCGCCGCAATTGATTCCGCCAAGACGACGGGGGTCGGGATGATCGGAAGCGGCGCGATTGGTTGGGGCATCCTGTCGCAAACCAACGATGCGGCCCAGCAGGCGATCGGCGTCGCCAATACAGTCGCGGACGGCCGCGCCACGCTCTCCACCTTCGAGGCCAACTGGCAAATCATCGCGATCATTGCGCTCGGATGCCTTGCTTTGGTCTTCGCTTGGCTTTGGTGGCGCGCGCAGCAGGCGGGTCTCTACGCCAGAATCGACAACGCGCAGACCGGAACGCGCGGCGACCAGGTGCTCGAAGACTTCCCACAGGAAGGCGACGTGGCGGATGGCATTAAATTGTAGCTCGCTGCGGTTGGGCGGCTGACGAATCCGCGCCCAGCGGTCTCTGGGCACAATAAGGAGAAGGCAGATGCAACCAGCTGTCCGAGCGAAGTTCCGCTGCGACTCAATCACTCACCTGATCACGCATGTCTATGATCAGGATGCAAAGCAGTCATATCCGACGCCGGCGCGCACAATCACCATGTCGCCGGTTTACGGGAACGGCGATCCTAACCATGAAAACACGAAATTCTGGCAGGCCTCGCCGGGCGGTCGCTTGGAGCTGAGCGTCGTCAATGCCGCCGCAGTAGAGCGCTTCGAGGTCGGCAAGGAATACTATCTCGACTTCACGCCAGCGGATTGATCATCACGCGCGCAGTCTTCGGGCTGCGCGCGACTTCTTTGCAAAAAAAACGCAAACAAGAGAGGCTGACATGTGCGGAGGCGTTGACCCACGGCCGACGATCGGGACCGTTATCGGCATTCTCGTCTGCCTATTCTTGGTCTGGTTTCTGATCTGGGGGCGTCCGTGAGCGTGAAAGCAACTCGCGTCGACGATATCGACGAGAAGGACGGGCCACCGGGGGCGTTCGAATTCTTCGATACGGCGGATCGAAAAGACGCAGGCATAATTTTCATCTGTCCATGCGGCTGTAGGAGCCATGGCGCGCTCGAATTTAGGCCGTCGCCGTCACCGTCATGGGAATGGAACGGCGACCGCGAAGCCCCAACACTGACCCCTAGCGTTCACGATCAAATCACCTTGCGCGACGGGAGCAAGCGGACGCACTGGCACGGCTACCTGACCGCCGGCGTATGGGAGTCATGCTGAAATGATCTGGCTGCTCACCAAAGTCTTTTCGCCGCTCGCGCCGATCTTCCACTTCATCGGCGATCATCGCTACGGCAGCATCGCTGTGCTGCTCATCGTCGCAGCCGCCGCGGCGTGGGTCTATGTGCCCGTCGCCGGCCGCAAGATCGCCGGCGGGCTCATCGTCGCCGCCGTCGCGGCGGGCTTTTTCGACTGGGGCTACTCCTACCGCGCGGCGATCGATCGCAAAGCATGGGCGCAGGCCGAAAAGGCCCGGGCGGACGCCGAGGAAAAAGAAGAGAAGCGCCGCGAGGATGCGGTCGACTCCGCGGCGACATGGGCGCGCGAAGAGGCGAGACGGTTGGCGTCCGAAGAAGAGAATCGCGCAAAGCAAAGCAAGGAGATCGATGATGCGGCTCGTAATAGCCATCGCCCTGGCCTCAGCCTTCCTTTCGTCCTGCAACTCGGCAAAATACGCTGACCATGCGCCGGTCGTCGTGTTGGCGACGCCGAAGGCGCAGCCCCCGAAAAAGCTGACGAAGCCCTGCGCTGGCAATGCGCGCCTGCCGCATCGCGCGCTAGACGAAGGCGAGACGGCGAGCCTGTGGGGGCGCGATCGCAAAGCGAACGCCGACTGCGGCCCGCGCCATAGCGCGCTCGTCAAATGGCTGCACAGGCGCGACGCCGGCCTTGCCCGCCAGCCGCTACCCGAGCCGCCCAAAGAGCCGGAAGAGCCTGCGCCCGTCGCGGCTGAGCCGGTCTTCCGCAACCCGCTCGCCGGTTTGTTCGGCGGCAACGCAAGCGAGGAATAATCTGATCATGCCGACGCAGACTTGCCACAGCCTTTCTCGGATGATCATCGACAGCATGTTTCAGACCACCTCAGACAAGCTCGCCTGGGTTGCGGCAGCCGGTGGGGCGTCAGCGCCGGCGTTGGCCGATTATCTGCACGGCATCAACAGCGCCGCGGTCTGGCTCGGGCCGCCGCTCGCCGCCATCTTCGTCTTCTCGAAGACGATCCTGGTTTGGGTGCAGATCGCGAAAGAGCGACAAGGAAAAAACGGCGGCGCGGCCGGCGATCCGCATCATCATCCGGATTGATCAATTCAGGCCGGCATATCCGAAGATCACGACGCCTTCCTTTTCTTGCCGCCACGCTTCTTCCGCAGCGCTCTTAAATCCCACGGGCCGAGCCGCCGGCGGAAGATGTAGCCATTCGACTGACCGATGTCAGCGACCCATCGCGACTCGCCGATCTTGGGGCCCGCGCTGGCGCAGAGGCCAGCGTAGTCTTGCAAGGGGACAATAAATTCCGGTGAGTCCGAGCCAACCGCTGCGCTATTGCCTCCCATGCAGACGACATACATAACTTCCCTGTCCTCCCCAACGCCTTCCGGCTTTTTTGGCTCGCTCATTTCATCACGCTCCTGAATCAACCCCGTCGGCTCCGGCCGGCGGGGTTTTTTGGCGTTTTGGGGCGGAAATTATGCATTTTCTATGCATGACGCCAACGCCCTATACTCTCCCGCTCCGGATCCGCAAGAGCGGCGAATCCTTCGTCGTCGAAGACTCCGGCGGCGTCGCGCTCGCCTATGTCTATTTCGAAGACGAGCCGACCCGGCGCGGGCTGGTCAGGCGGCTCTCGGCCGACGACGCCAAGTGCGTGGCGCAGGCGATCGCCCGGGCGCTGACGGCGACGGCGCCGAACACCGAGTGAACAAACTGTGCCGACTCTTGTGCCCGCGCGAACCGCTTTCGTTTGCGCCACATGCGCGCTATGCGCGCGCTTCGTTCTCTCACAAGTCATTGATCTTGGCGGAAGGGGTGGGATTCGAACCCACGGTGGAGTTGCCCCCACGCCGGTTTTCAAGACCCGTCAACTTTTGCGGGTTTACTATACGTAACACATTGTATAACCAGGAATTCATGCAGACTCCACTTCTCCAAACCGGCGGTCATGTGCCGTATTTTGTGCCGACCCCCGCTTCGCGCGCTCGACCTCTTCCGGCGTGAGGAACTCCAGATAGATCTCCGTCGTCTTCACGCTCGTGTGGCCGAGGATCTTCGATAGGTCGTAGATTGACCCGCCCTTGCGGAGATATTCGACCGCGTAGAAATGGCGCAAGTCGTGGAAGCGAAAGCGCGAGAACCCTCGCCCGGCTTTGGCCTCTCGCCCCATTAATGAGCGTCGCAGATGCGTGAAATCGGAGGCGGCCTGGCTGAAGGGCGCTCCGTCCTCGCGGCAGAAAATAAGGGTTGATCCTAGCGCGACCGGCTGTGCCGAGATATGTGCCGACGCCTCGTCCGAAAGCGGAATGACTCGGCGCTTATTGCCCTTGCCGATCACTTCGAGCGTATCGGCAGCGCGATTGAATCCTCTGCGCTGGGCAGTTACGAGTTCGTTCTGCCGACATCCGGTGAGCCGAGCGGCTCGGATTAGGGCGCCGAAGGCGCGGCTCGCTGCGCCTATCACGGACTCGACGTCCGCAGGCTCCGGTAGGACGATCGGATCGCGGCGTTCCTTAATCAGGCGGCGCTTGGATAGCGTAGGATTGCCCTCGCGCCAGCCTTGCGCCTCGGCGTAATCCAGCACGCTGGAAACGGCCGTAAGATCGCGGCGCACCGTCGCCGGCGACACTTCAGCCTTCCGAGCAGCGATCAGCGCAGCGATAGCTGGTCCGTCGATCTCGTCGATCGCGAGTCGCTCGAGATGTGGGCGCGCCTTGGCGAGTGAATCGGCATAGCGCGAAGCGGTAGTCGGCGCGAGGTTGGAGAACTCGTGTTCGGCCCAGGCCGTCACGACCTCGAGCCATGGTCTTCGACGCTCCCCGCGCCAGCGCGCCGCCTTGATCTCCTCGATCTTCTTATCGCGCAGTCGCCGCGCAGTTTTGACATCGCCCGTTCGTAGGCTTTCTCGATGTTCGACGCCCCGGATGGTGGCGCGCAACCACCAGATTCCGCTGCGTTTATAGAGGTTTTCCTCAGACATTCGGCCTCCCGCTCGGAAATGAACCGACGCAATTTGGCTGGGTCGAAAGTCCAGAGCGTGCCAATTTTGGCCGCTCCAGGCAAATCGCCTCGCGCCGCCAGCGCCTGGACGCCGCGGTGCGAGATGCCCAGCATGGCGGCCGCCTCTTCGGCGCGGATCCGCTGTGGGGCAGGGCGGTCGTTCATGGGAACCGCTCCAGCGGCTCCGGCCAGCGCCATGATCCTAAGAAGATATCGTCGACTCGCTTTTTTGCGCCGTCGAGCGTGCTTAGGGCTCCGACGCGGCGCAAAGTCTTCGTATCGTTCGGGTCCATGCACCACAGATAAAATGGGCCATCTTCAAAGAAGCATTCTATGGTCGCGAGCTCGTGGCCAAGTTCGTTCCTGAGCACGAAATATCTCCAGCTCTGATTTTCCGGATCTGAATCAATTTCATTCCATGTCGTCATGGCGGGCCTCCAATGATTTAAGGACCACGCGATATTTTCCGTAGGCGACCTGCTCGATCTTGCCGCGTCGCGCGAGACAGGCGAGGGCATTCCACAGCGGCTTGCGGTCCTGATCGGTGAAACCGATAGCGGCGCCGATATCGTCGACGCTCATGATTTCTCCGGGTCGACTGGCGATCGAGCGATGCACGCGCCGCGTTAAGGTATCCGCACCAGCATATCGTGCGACAAACCGCGCCAACCGGATGACGTCGACGTCGATCTCTGGCACGACCATCTGTCGAATATGCGCGCCATGGGCGCGTGCAGAGCGATAGGCAGGCGCGGCGACATGCGGATCCAGCATCTCGAGCAGCTCGCCGATGATCTGGCCCAAGGCCGCGATCTCTTCATTTGTCGCACGCTCAGCCACGAACCGCCTCCTTCGCGAGCGTGTCGATATTCGCCGCGACCAGGCGGAAGGTAATGGCGGCGACCCATGGATTTGCGTCCCACGCCTCGGCGCCGTGAAGCGCTTCCCATAGATCGGCGTACCAATCTCTCGCCGTTGCCCATTCGGCGCCGCCAAGCCGCATGCTCACCATCGATCCGAAGATGCGTCCGGTGGCCTTCCCCTTGAAAGCTCCTTCAGCGACCGCGTCTGCCTCGCTGATATCCTGTAGCCGCTCAACCTTCACTGACTCGACGACCAGCGTGAGGCGCGACGCCCAGCGCGGCATATGGATGGAGGGGCGCAGCTTGCGATGTTGCGCCTTGACAGACTCAGGAAAGTCTCGGGGTAGGCAATCTATCGCTGCGAAATGCTCCCGCACGCCGCTCGCATCGACTGCATAAACAGCATACTCACTATGTCCATCATCAGTGAGGTAATGTGCTTCTCGCACCAAGAGCCGATCGCCGCTAGCCCACCGCAGCGCCCTCTTGGCTTCGCGGATATCCGCATAAATGCCGTTGTCCTGCGGCTGCGGCTTCAAAACCCGCCGCGTCTGCGTCTTCCGCCCGTCGAGTAAGGCGCGGATCATTGGCGCTGAAAAGATGATCGGGCGATCCATCGTTCACTCCGCTGCCACGAGCAAGGGAAGATCATTGACCGGCGTCTCAGGCTTCTGGCTCCGCTCGTCAGGAATGAAGTTCGCCGCCACGAAGCAACTCGCCAGGCGGCGGGCAGACAACGCCGATCCCCGCCATGAATTCCGCCGCGGCGTCGTATTCGTCTTTAGTCATGCCCTTCGACGCATGGATTGTGAGGCGATCGAGCGCCTTGCAGAAGCTCATGAATTTCAGCGCGCGCGGCGATCGGTTCTCAACGTCCTTGCCGCCATAGATCAGCGCCCACGCCCACGGCTGGCGAACAGACAGCGCAAGTTGCGGGATGATGATCACAGAACCTTCCTCCATGTCGCTCCCGGCATCGCCGCTTCGATCATCAGAATGAAGTCGTTGCGATCGTCGTCGTTCGGGAAATAGAGGCAAAGCGGGAGCGCTCGATCGAGCTTCGGGCTTGCCGCGCGCCCCTTCTCGGAAACGACGAAGGCGACAAGTTCGTCGGCGCTGCAATGAGGCTTTTCCTCAAGAAACGCTTGGCAGCGGTCGCGTAGCGTAGCCATCAGCGCCACCTCGCCGCGTCGACGTCACGGTCGCAGCGTGTTTTCATTTTCTCGCCGCGAGTCTCAAGCGCCCAATCGGCGTAGCGATGCAGCACGCTTTCAAAGCTGACGCAGGCCGTCATGGTTTCGAAGCGCAGCGCTGGTTTCGGGGTGGCCGTCTCGATTTGAGCGGCTGGCGCAATCGTCATGGCCAGCACAACGGGGAACAAGGGCGCACTCATGCCGCCTCCGGGAATTCTTGGACATCGAGATCCGCCGGCAGCGGGCGCTTGCCGACGTTCTGCTTGCCGAAGAACGGGACGCCGGCCGATCGGCACTGATTGAGCAGGTCGCGCGCGTTCGCTTCGAAGTTATTGTCGCGTGCATGCGCACCGGATTCGCCGCCGCATATGACCCAGCCGAGGCGGCTCGCTTTGCCTTGCGACGTCCAAATCTTGCCGTCGCGAAGATCATGTTGCGGGATGATCGTAGGGCATTGGTAGTGACAGGCCGGGACGGTCGTTATGCCCTCAAGCGCATTTATCAAATGTTTGTCTTCGTCGTTGACGCGCATCTCCCGCGGAAGCTGCTTTGGGTCTTCGATCCATAGGCGGAGACTGATGGCCCCGAGCATCGGCTCGACGCTCAATCCGACCCACGGGATGCAAAGCCTCGCCTTCAACGAGAGCAGGCGCGGGATGTCGCGGTCGGCCTCCTGCTGATTGCAGACGGTGATGATCAGTCCGGCGTGCTGCGGCCATGTCGACATGCCGATCTCGGCGATACGCCTCTCGACAACGCTGATGCGCTTCGTGACCATCTGAATCGAGAGGTGCCGGGCGCGGTTGATTTCGATCCACGCCTCCTCGAACCATTCGACCGGCGCTTCGAGATCAAAGAGATCGCTCATGGACTGTGTGAAGACGCGGCGCCGGCGATCGACGAGACCGAAGTCAGAGAGGCTGCGCGACCATTCGGCGTGCTCGCGGTCGAGGCGACGGATGAGCGAGACGGCGCTCTTGATCTTCTTGCGCGGCGCGTTCAGTCCCCAATGTGCGCCGCCCGTGCGCTTGTCCCATGCCTCGGCATAGCAGAAGTCGCAGGCGGGGCTAACCTTCGTACAGCCCCACCAGAAATTCACGGTGGCGTCTGTCCAAATAATTCCAGTCTTCTTGCCCATTACGCGTGGCCCTTTGCTGCGTGTGCGCGAAGATCGAAATCTTCATTCGGCCCCCATCCTTCGCCTTCCTTGAGCACGCGCAGATTGACCAGATAGCCTTGCGCAAGTTCGATATCGCAGATCGCGTAGACGAGATGCGTCCCGAAGCGAACGTGCTGCCTGGCGACATGATCGACGCTGTTTTCGCCGCCCCAGGTATCGATGCGAACCATTTTGCTCATTACTCGCCTCCGTTCATCTTCCTGCCGAGATCGGCGATGTATTCGGAGAGCAGACGTTTTGTCTCTTCGATGCCGAACGCCGCGATCATGAAGCTTTGGATGGCGAGCAGCATCGATGCACAGACAACTATGCTGCCGCCGAGATCCCCTTTGCGATCCGGCTTCGAGATGATCCGCAAGAAGCGATCGAACTGCTGCTGGTCCGACTCGGCCCGATGCTGTCCATGCGTCTCGACTCGTCCATGTAGCGATCGACGAGCTCGCGATGCGGCTTCAAGATCTCGGCAGCCATCGCGATCGTCGACAGCGCGGCTCGAAGTTCGATCTCGGCCGGGTTCACAGCGTCGCCCCATGGCTATCGAAACCGGATTCCCAACGCTTCAGCTTTTCCGTATCCTTGCGGACATCGAGCGGAGAATTCTTGCGGCTCTTGCCGGCCGCAGCAGCGGCGCGGCCAGCGTCGAAGATCTCGTCGGGTTGATCCGCGGGCGCGCCATCCTCACGCGTCTGATTATTGTCGGCCGCAGCGGAGTCCTCGGCTTTCGTGTCGGTTGCCGGTTTCCCGCCGACGTCTTCCGCTGCGGCCTCCTGATGCGGGTGGGAGGAATCCCCGGCATCAGATTTCTTGGCTTCTTCGTTCTCTCGCGCCTTTGTCTCCTCATCATGAGCCTTCGCTGCCTGCTTGATCTCGCCGGTGTCGGCGTCAATCGTCTCGCCAGCGCCGGCCAGCGCATCGAGGCGGCCAGAGAGCGTCGCCTTTATCACTGGAGCCTTACCCGCATTAGGAGCCGGGAAAAGCTCATCAATCGTCGCCTCACCATTCTTTAGCGCCGACTTCGCCCCGGTGAGCGTCGCCAGATGGTCGAGCGTGATTTCCTCGACGCCAGCCACTTCTAGCGCAGCAAAAATCCTCTCTTGCGAGACGCCGATCTTGAGGAACACCTGCATCGCAGCGTCGCGACGCTCTACCAGCGTTTTGATATCGCCGCGGATGACGCTCTCGACCGCGAGATAGCCCTTGCGCGCCACTCCCTTCGGAATACCCATGAGAATTGCGTTTCGCCGGGCGATCGAGCATGCGGCGGCGCCGGCAAGCTGGATCATGTCGGCATCGATCCCCTTGCCGCGCTTCGCCTGAATCGTCCGGCGCACGCGCGCCGTCTGTGCGACGTTGGTCTCGAGGTCGTGGAAGACGCCTTCGGCCTCGACGTATCCCTCGATCCGGTCGACATGCACGACGCGCGCGCCGACGCGGCAATTTCCCCACTGGCTCGCCATGATTTCGGCGAAGCGGATGGATGGCCCGCGGATCGTTTTACCGCCCCGCGGCAGGGCATAGATGCAATCTGCTGCCGTCTCTTCGTCGAGTGTCGCGAGCGTATTGATGTTTGAAATCGCCCGCTGGATCGAGCGCGGCAACGCACGCGAGGTCGCGACTTGCTGATCAATTTCGGCCCGCGCCAGGCTTACGGCAAGGCTCTCTTGCTGCTCATATCCGGACGGCAGCGAGCCGGTTGCGCTGTCGTCATGCGTCGTAAGATCGTTAGCCATTATCTATTCCCTTTCGCGATAGAAGCGCTTGTCGCTCGACGCCGATGATCAGACCGGCGGCTCAGTAGTTGATCTGGATGTTCGGGATCATTCGCTTCGCGATCAGCGTCACCGCCAATTTCGCGGCATCTTCCGGCACGCCGCCGGTGATGAGCGCAGCAACAGCAACGTTGTTGATCGAGGCCCGGTGTTTCCGGTTGGCTTCACGCTCGCGGGCCTCTTCCTCCTCACGTCTGCGCGCTTCCTCGGCATCGCGCTTCGCCTTAGCCGCCGCTTCTTCAGCGGCGCGTTTGGCGTTGTCCTCCGCCTCTTTGGCGCGTTGCTCTGCATCTTCCTTGTCTTTGCGCAGTTGCTCTTCGCGCGCGGCGGCGGCGGTGCGTTCGGCTTGGGCAGCCCTGTCCGCGGCTTTCCTTTCCTGGCGAGCCTTCTCTTCGGCTTCCTGCGTCGCCTTGTCGGCGGCGTCGCGCGCGATCTTGTCGAGACGCTCTTGCTCCTGACGTGCCGCCTCCGCCTTGCGCAGGCGATCCAGCTCGGCACGGTCGGCCTCGCGCTTATCCGCCCTTGCAATCGCGTCGGTCAGACGGATGAGGGCCAGGTCCTTCTCGGCGGCGTAGTCGGCAATGAATTCCTCGCAGGCTTTCTGACTGATCTCGATAGTCTCGACGTCAGCCAATGCTTCGCGAAGAAGCGATGACGAACAGTCGCCCGGTTCCCAACCGGCATGGCGCAGCCGCTCAATCGCTTGTTTGTGATCGGCGACACGGTTAGCCTCGACCTCTTCCCATGCTGTTAGCGGCGCACGGACTTCGTCGCGCCACTTGTCCAGGGTGTCGCGGATCTGCTTCCTGGCGGCGTCGATCTTCTTCGGGATTTCTTTTTGCGCCGCGGCGAGATCCTTGCCGACGGTTTCGAGGTAACTCTTCGATTGGCTGATCTTGTGCGCCATGGACGCAATTTCTTTGCGCCCCTTGGCCGTGCCGACGTCCGCCGAAAAGCCGTCGATCTCTTTCCGGATCGCATCGAGTACCGGATCGACGGCGCCGGTCGTCGTAAAGAACGCGAGCCTCCTGTTCTCAGGGACGGTGAGCGCGAGCGCGCCGTCTTTCGGGATGACGACGAACTCGGCGGGCTCGATGACTTCGGCTTCCATCGTTCAGCCCTTCTTGATCTGGACTGTGCGGTACTGGCTCGGCGCAACGGAGTAACCGGCGCGGTAGATCGTCTTTGCTTCGAGCAAACGTCCGTCGGCGAGACGTGCGCGCGCAGCGTTGCCGAGTATCTGGATGATCTCGGCATCGAGCGGCTTCCGTTCCTTTGCCGCCGCGCTGCCATCGGCTTCGCGAGCTTTCAGTTTCTCGCGAATCTTCAGGATTTCGCCGATACGCTCGTTCCCGGCGAGACTAATCGTCGAGTCGTCGTCGTCAGCGTAGAGATCCGCGATCAGTGCGCCGTCGCGCGCGAAGTCGGGCGGCGGCGGCTCCCTTCGCTCGACCATCCCCCAAAAATCCGCGACGGCCGTTCTCACCTTTTTGAGAACGCCGTGGTGGATCGGCGCCTCGATCAGGTGAAAGTCGACGTTGAAGCCAACGGTCATCGCGCCGATGAACGCGCGCTCGGCGCCATAGAGAACGGCGTCCTGCGCGGACTGGACAACAATCCAGAGCGGCGGAGTGATCTCGCCATCTTCCTTCCACTTCTTGGAGAAGATGCTCGGCTCTATGTTTTTGATCTGCAGGGTCGCGCGACTGCCGTCGGGAAGTTTGATCGTCGCATCTGGCGTGCTCGCGATCCCCGCCGCGCGGTCGGCGAAAACTGACCCGCCAGGTATCGGATTAGAAACGATCGACCAATTTGGACGCAGCATCCGCGCCAGTTCGAGCGCTTTCTCCTCGAGAAAATTCCCGCGCTCCATTGGCGGGAGATGGATGCTGTCGTCACGGATATCTGGCGCGCTGCGTTCGGCTTCGATCGCGCCGGTCTTGCGCATGAATAGCTCGTATGGCGTCATATATGGATGGATCCCAAGCAACGCCGAGCATTCAGACGCGCCGATGAACTTCGCGCGATTGCCGAGCCATTCCTCGCGAGAAGATGGAACGATGCGCTCGATCCCCGGCGGCAGCGGCTCTAGCGTGTCGACGACGGCAGCGGCCGCTGAGCCCAACGACGTTTGTGGGAACGGTTTGATTGTCATGCCGCGATCCTCCGCTCTGACCACAGCGCGATTGCCTGCTTGAGGCCTTTGACGCCCAGCTTCTCGTAACTCGCGGAGAGACGGTTCTGCGCGGTCTTCTTTGAAATACCGAGGCTGGCGGCCGCAGCGTCGACCTTTGCGCCTTCCGCGAGCATGTCGAGAAGCGCTGCTTCCGCCGCGGTGAGCGCCTCCACGTCGAGGTATGTTCTGTCCGCTTCGCGTTTTCGCATCATTGCCTCCCAACGCGCAGGCGCAGAAAAGAAAGCGCTGTCCTCGCGAACGCGTCGATCGCCAAGGCAAGCGCCCAGCCGCCGAAGGTGATCAAGATCGATAGCAAGACAAAGCTGGCTCCCTCGGAGCCGCCAGATTCTTGGGCCATCGCCGGCTCCGGTTCGAAGACGGCTAGGAACGAGATCGCGGCGCAAAAAGCGGCAGCTGTCGTTGCGATGTCTGTGATCTGATTTCGGCGTCGCCTGGCGCGCAGAGTCCTCGCCGCGTCGATAACGGCAGGAAGATCGTCGCCAATGTCCTTCCCCAGATATCCCTGGGCGAAGAGACACAACGCGACGTCTGCTCTATCGTCGAGATTGACGTCTGGATAAATAGCGGCAGCCATCGCCGCGATACGGTCTGATCTTGCGGCGGTCATCATAGATCATCCTCCTTTGGCGCACTGAACTCCGCGTCCTCGGCTCCCTTCTGCCAATACGTCAGCCGAGAGGCGGGCTCGCAGGGCTTGTTGATGTGCATGACGGAATCTTCGTCGCTCAGCGAAAACGAAAAGATCGAAGAGCCGCCGTAGTAATGCGTCTGCCAGCCGTTCGCCGCCGGATCGCCCTTCACCGGAATGTCGATGCGCAGCATCTTCGCGCCGAAGCGCTCTTCTTCGCGCGTCCGCCCGGCGTGGCGCCGATGACCGAAGATCTCGACGATCGCCCATTCCCAACCATCGCCATTGACGGGCGATGGTTCGCTTTGTGCTGTAGTATCAGACATCTCTGGCATACATCACCGCTCCGAAATTGCGCGCTCATATGCGCATTGCGCCTCTTTGAATTGGGCGAGCGCATCCCTTCGCAGCCTTTTGAAAAGTTCAATGTCTGCTAATTCGTCATGCGTTATCGGAACGCGGACGATCGGCGAATGCGGCTTGAAGACGAATGGCGGGAGAGCGGCTCTGATTCGCGCCCAATGCGCTTCGCATGCTGCTGAAACTTGGCTCATCGAGCTTCCATTTGCTGTTCGCGTTCGATCTTCCGCTTCGCCGCTTCGGCCAACTCAAGGCAGGCGAGATGTCGCGATCGGCAATAGCTCCAGTGTGTGATCCGCTTGAGTTCGTTCGCCGCGCGCTCAAGCGCGCGTTCGCGGATTTCCACATGCGGCATGTCCCACGCTTCCTTGACGCCGAGCCCCAGGGCGCGACCCGCCGTGTCGCGATACAGCCAATTGCTGTCCACGAGCCGCTGCACGGCCATTTCGTGGCACATTTCGAATGCGATCTGCGTCTCGCGCGCGATGCGCTGCAGCGCGGTGTTCATGGCGCTCATGACAGCCTCACTGTCAGTGCCCAAAGCGAGAACAACCCGAAAGCCGCGATCGCGACCGGAAGGCTCGCAACAAGGATTGCGTCAAGCATGGGAGTCGCCCTCTTCGATGAACTCACCGGCTTCATTCAGCGAATAGAACTTGCCGGCGACAATGCCGTTTTCGCCGACCTTGCTCGCGCGAATGGCGACGATGTTTCCGTTGGTGTCACGGCAGACGACGCAGATCGCGCCAGTCTCGGAAGCCATGGCGCGTGACGCAAAACCAGCGGCAAGGGCGACGCCCCTCACGCCGGTTGCGCTCGCCGCGCCCCTATAGCCGGTTGCGCTCGCCGCGCCCCTCACGCCGGTTGCGCTCGCCGCGCCCCTCACGCCGGTTGCGCTCGAACCTTCGCCTTCCGGCTTGGCCCGCTCAAAAACCCACTTCACCGCGCGGGCGACAATGTCGCCGATGGAAAGCTCGACGCCGATGGTGATTGTCGAACTGGCGATCTTGGTGTCGCCACCATGGCGCCCGATCTCGCCACCTTGCTCGACTTCATGAAAGCGCGAACTTGCGGGCGGATAGTAATTTAACACGTCGAGCGGATATTCGCAGGCGTGGAAGCCGTTCTCGCAAGCGACGATCGGCCCTTCGACGGAATATGTTTTGCCTTGCTCGAATTGAAATCCGCGACAGGTCAAATCGCGATTAAAGCCTTTCACCGTCTTGATGACGGCAGGCTCCGGCTGAATATCGGCGCCGTCAGAATTTTTTGGCTTACGAGCCATCATCCCCTCCAAGGCAAGCGCCTATGGAGGCAAGGAAAGCACAGCTTTCATTCCCGCGCAAGCAGAAAAGAAAGCGCGGCTTTCATTTTTCTTGACAGGCGCTTTTTTGCTGCCTACAAGCCCGAAGGGGACTCGCGCGGGATACAGACACCGAACGGAGAACTGAAAGATTCAGCTTAAATAACCTTGGTACTGGTGCTGACTCATTCTGGGTCAGGGGGGCGCTTTAAGGCGCCCCCTCCCAGTACACCTAGATTGCAGGTAATGATTCAGCTTCAGGATTGTTGAAGTTGAGAGATTAGGTTCTGTAAACAAGTAGACGTCTGAATCCGCAAACCAAACCGAGCTACTACCCCGTATATTTACCGACGACGCGGTAGGCGGTTGTCCATTCCTTCTTCGGTAACGTTATTTCCTTTGGTGGGTTGAATTGCCGCACCACATATTCTTGGTCTGTCGACCGGATTAGCCTCTTGATGCTTGCTCGAAAATCGCCTTCAGGCTCCCCGGCGATAAAAATCGCGTCCTTATTTCGAATGGGCGTCAGCTTTGGATTCACCAGCGCCATGTCGCCTGGCTCATAGGCCGGCTCCATTGAGTCGCCAACCACGACAACGACGAAGGCATCGCGGATTCGCTCGAAAAACCATGGGCGCGGGACCATGTCGATTGGATCGGTTGAGACCACCATCGCCCCAGGGCCTCCTTCGACAGCTGCGTAAACCGGCAGGTCTCGGCGCCCAAGAAGCTGCGGCGGCGGCCTGTAGTTGCGATCGTCTTGCAACATCTCGTCTGACACCTCGCGGAATTGATCCAGAGGGATCGGTTTGCCGATCGGCGGCCGGCCTGACCCTCTCACGATCCATTCGACGGGGGCGCCCGCGAGTTCGGCGATTCGGAGCAGATGCCGCTTGTCGATGTCACCGCCGCGCTCCCAGTTGCCGACAGCCCCTCTGGTGATGCCGAGCACCGCCGCGAGTTTGGCTTGGGTGAAGCCAAGAATGTCACGGCGGATGTGGATTATTCTGTCAGCTAGGGTTTCCATACCGCCATCTTCGTGCTTCCGCCGCTTTCAATCATCGAAAGTTTCTCTTGCCTGCAAAAGAAAGCTGTGCTTTCCTTGCTCTCATGGATCGAATTGCAGACTCTCTCGAACGGGCAAAAGCCGCCGCTGGCGGCAACACAGGGCTGGCGCGCGCGATCGGAAACATCTCCGCGCAAGCGATCTCCCAGTGGAAGAAAGTTCCCGCTGAGCGCGTAATCGAAGTCGAGAGAGCGACGGGCGTTTCCCGCCGGGAACTTCGACCAGACCTCTACCCGCCTGAAAAACCAGAACAGTTGCCGTCCGCCTCCCCTTTCACGGAGGCTGCGCAGTGAAGAACCACGTTCTGAACCCCGCCTTGATCGTGTCGGTTCATGGCAACGAACGCGGCGATCTGGAGATCGCAACGCGCGACCAGAGCAGTGATGGCGCGCCTGAAGATCGCGCCAAAGGACTTGCCTATCTCATTGAAGCGCTCGAGCGCTTGCGGGAGGCGCAATGACAGATCGGAATGAAACGAATCTCAGTACGGCAGCGTCGCTGATCGTCATCGGCTGTCTCGGCATCACAATCGGGTTGTTCCTCTACTTCGCGGTAACGGCAGTCGACGACACCGTTCGAATGGCGTTTGGACCAAGCTGAATAAATTTCCTCCTCCCAGGGGAAATGCGTGTGCCGCAGCGCTTGTGCGGCGACGATCGGGCATGGGCTGCGGGTTCTTTCCCTTTCTTACCGCTGCTCATGTTTGCACCAGCGCTGCGGTCGCTGGCCGGTAATGCCCGCACGCTAGCGCAGCGGCAAGCGCAGTCCCGTGAAACTCGGGGCGCCAGAATTCAGATCGGGAGTGCGGGACGTCGTGTGCTGCAAAGGGGCCCGAAAGGGTTGACGACGCACTCAGGCACGCGATGGCGGGACGCGCCGGTAAATCCCGCCGACTATTCACGGCTTCGTCGGTCACGCAACCGGCAGGGAACTCGAGAGTGATGAGGATCACGCATCGAGGATGCGGATGCGAGGGAGTTGTGCCCTCATCATCCGCGACCAGCGCGGAAGGCAAAGGTAACGCGTTCCTTCCGGCGTTGGCGTCTGAATTTGGCGACGCGCCGTGCTGCCAGGCGAATGCGCGTCGGAGAGTTGGGTTTTGGTTCAAGTCCCTCATGTCTGCATCAAACAGCATGAGGATTCGTAAAAATGCGAAAAGGCGACGTAACGAAAATGAGCGCGCTTCTCGAAGCGAGTCAGTTGGTCAGATCGCTGGCGTCCCCGCCGATGGTGGGGGATACCGTGAAGCGACAGATCGCGCGCGCCGCCCGCCGCATTCCTTTTTGGTCAACATCCCGAGTGAAGTCAGTTTGGTATCGCGATGAGCGATATCGGATCAGCGCTGACGAGATCGCGCAGCTTCGGGACATCGCCGACATGCAACAAAAAGACGCGGGACATGAAGAGCTACAGAAACTCAGAGCACGAGTCGCCCGCCTCGAAACGCTACTTCGCATTTCGGATCCGCAATTCAATAGCGATCAGATTAATGCGCTTTGCCGATCGGATCGCGGTGTTAATAGCGCCTTGGATTGATGAATGACGCGGCGGCCGCCCACAGCAATGTCGCCGCTCGAGCAAAATATCACCATCGCCGAATTGGCCTCGCGCATCGCGGAACTCGAGCGGATGCGCGACGAACTCCAAGACGCGAACAGTCGCTTGTTGGAGCGAGCTAGGACGGCCGAACTCAGGCTCGCTGAATTGCAGACTGAAGGAGTAACTGCAGATGGCCAAGGCAGGACATAACGGCGTCGATCCTAAGGTTCTAGCGCGATGGACAGGTGAAGTTCTGCGCGTCTACGACGATCTCGCCGCGCAGAAAATTGCGAACATGGACAAGTGCAAGGAGATCAGGGAGCCGCTAACTGATCTCTATGATGCCGCGAAAAACGCAGGCCTGAACCTCAAGGCTTTCAAATCTCATATCAAGGTTGAACTTGCGCAGCGGGCCTACGAGCGCGCGGTTGCGAAGGCGGAACCGGAGGACGACGAGGATCTCGAGGCGTTCGAAGCGCTGCGCGCCGTCGCCGAAGCCGGAGATCTTTTCGACGCCGCAGTGCAGGCCAACGAAAAGAAAAAAGGCGGCGGCAAGAAGGCTACGGATGACGACGAGAAAGACGTTCGGCCTCGTCATCTCAAGGATCTCGAACAGCAGCGCGTCGAGGAGAACACGCGCCGGCTCGAGGAAGGAATCAGCGGTCTACCGAACGCGGACGCCACGGACGCTTAGATCGGTCAGTGTGGCTGGGGGATTAGATGACCATCGTTTTAGCGATCGATGCCGCGACGAAGGTCGGGTTCGCGCTCGGCGAGGCCGGCAAGGCGCCACGATCATGGTCGCAGCGTCTAAAAGACGGCGACGACGATCCAGAACGGGCGTTCAAAAAGCTCGGTATTACATTGCGCGATCTCTTCATGGTCGAGAAGCCAGATCTCGTCATCGTCGAGGCGCCAATTCAAATGGGGGCGATGATTGAAGCAGATAGCGCGGCCCCGCGCGGCTTCAAGTTCAAGAGCAACCCAGAAACAATCTATCTACTGACGGGGCTGGTCGCCGGCGTCTTCACGATATGCGGGCCCTACGGCATCAGATGCCGCAAGGCGAACGTGCAGGCCGTCCGCAAACACGTCGTCGGAAAAGCGCGTCCTGCAGATCCGAAGAAAGCGGTGCTGGAGAGGTGCTGGCAGATCGCCTATCTGCCGCGCGATTGCCGCGACGACAACCGTGCTGACGCCATTGCTTTGCACATCTGGGCGTCTGACCATCTCTGCAAGCCGGCGACGCGCGAGCTGCACCTGATGCAGGAGCAGGCGTAATGGCATTCGTCGGCCGTGCACAGTTTAGACGGTTCCCGGAGATGGGCTGGGTTCGGCCGAGCCTCGCCGATCGCGTCATTAACGATGTGCGCTCCGGTCTTGCGCTGGAGGAGATCGTTCGGCAGCGCGGGATCGAAGAGAAGAAGGTCGCTACGGTCATCGATCGCGCCTATCGCTATGGCTTCATCGAGGAGGATGAAGTGGCGTATGCGCTCGGGCTTCTTGCCAAGGAGCCGAGCCTATGAGCCAGCGGCGCTTCACCGACAAGCCGGAAATCGGCGGGAGCGTCTTCACGCTCGCCGACAATCATCCAGCGATGGTCGAGAACCGGACGCTCTTTCCGTCGACTGTCGTCGAGGTGAAGGAGACGGCGCCGGAACGGCTGCTCGTCTCCGGCGAGAACAACCGCAAGCTCGGAAAGACTGTCGAGAAAGGCAGGTTCGCAGGCTATGCGCTGTATCAGCTTTCGCTCGAAGAGAGGGCCACCTGCCCTGCTGACTGCGAAATACGCGGCGCCTGCTATGGCAACTCGATGCAGATGGCCAGGCGCCATCGCATCGTCGATTCTGAGATCTTCTTCGGCCGGCTCGAGGAAGAGATCAAGTCTCTCGCCGCGCAGAACGTCGGCGTCCTGATCCGGCTGCATGTGCTCGGTGACTTTCCGTCCGTTGAATATGTGGCCTTTTGGCTCGACATATTATCGACCTACGAAAACGTGGCGTGCTTCGGCTATACCCATCGGCTGCCGGCGTGGCTCGAAGGCGACGAAATCGGCGACGCCGTCGAGAGCGTCAAAGACCAGTTTCCGGATCGTTTCCGCATCCGCTGGTCGTTTTCTGAGCTGCTCGCCGACGGCGCCAAAGTCGTCGACGAGACGCCGACGGACGCCGTCATTGAGGATGAGATCGTCGGGCTGGTCTGCCCGGCTCAGACCGATGCGACGGCGTGCTGCGCGACGTGCGCCCTGTGCTGGCAGTCATCGGGAAATTGCGTCCTTTTCGTGAAGCATGGCAAGCAGCTCGGGCCGCGTAAGGAGCGCGCTGAGGAGCCGCAGCAAGAACCGGAGCCGGCGCCGACCGAGACCCTGCCGCCTGCGCCGGCGATGGTGCGGCGGATCCAGCGACTCGAGATCAAATACGACGTCAAACCGGCGATTGTCGGATCAATGCCCTCGACGCGGCTGGTCGACCCGGCGACCCTGCTCGTCGAGGACGCCTATCAGCGGCAGCTCTCGATCAAGTCAAAACGGCTGATTGAGAAGATCGTCGCCGAGTGGAGCTTTTCGAAGTTCAAGCCGCCAATCTGCGCCGAGACCGCCGAAGGTCTGTTCGTCATCGACGGCCAGCACACGGCGATCGCCGCCGTGACGCACGGCGGCATTCCGGCAATCCCCGTGCTGCTTGTGCCGCTGCACGACGTCAGCCAGCGCGCTGAGTCGTTTGTGGCCCACAACCGCGATCGCGTCGCGATGACGCCATTCGACGTCTTCCATGCCGAGGTCGCCGCCGGCATTGTCGGCGCCGCCGAGATCGCGCGCATCGCCCGCGAATGCGGCTGCGTGATCCCGCGCGCGCAGCCGGCGCGCAACTACGCGAAGCCCGGGCAGATCACCGCCATCAATGAGGTGGTCGAGATCTACAAGCACGCGGGCGCGAAGTCGCTACGGCGCATCCTCACTGTCGCGGCAATGGGCCGGCTGACGCCGATTACGGCGCGGCCGCTGCGCGCCATCCGTAGAATGTTCGAGGCGAAGGACGCCTATCCATGGGTCGCCAAATACAGCGATGCCGAGATCGCTGAGGCGATGGCGGGGATCCCCGGCATCGACGGCGCGGCGAGGATTCACGCCGCGAAGACGGGCCAGGATGTCCAGCGCGCCTGCATCATGCTGATCAAGGACTCGATGGAGAAACGGCGAGGCGTGCGATGAGCAAGTTGATGGGCCACATCGTCGAGATCGGCAAATACTACGCTCAGATGAGCGATGAGCAGCAGTTCGCGCTGCAGACCCTGTTCGGGTTCGCCTGCAGCAAGACCTGCGCAGAAAACGAGGCGACGACGCAGATCGAGGAGCTGCCGTCGCCGTTGTCGCGCATGCCGCCGGTTTTATCAAAGTCGGTTCCGCCAGGGGAGATCGGCGAGACGGCGGAAGGCACGTTCTTCACGGATCTTGGCGGCACAACGCTGGCTGACGAGATTATGAACCTCTTGCCGAAGATGTTGGAGCAATATCCCAAGGGACCCACCATGAAGCAGGTGGCCTCCTGGATGGATGCTGACCCGATAAATGTCCGGCAGGCGTTCACGAAGATCGCCTCCGACGGGCGCGCTGTGACGAAGCGGCGCGGCGACACTCACGCGCTGCATCTGACGCCGCTGGGCTATGAAAGCCCGCCAGAGGACCTGACCGCGCCGCAGGCGCAGGTGCTGCGCGCGCTCGACGAAGCCGAGCAAGATGGCGTCTCCCCTTACATCACGTATAGCGGCCTTGCCACCTCCGCCGGCGTTTCGCAGGGCGGCATCAGAGCGATCGTCAGCGCTCTCGCGGCAAAAAAAGCGATCAAGATCGTCGAGCAGACTACGCAAGGCGTGATGGCGCAAGTTCTCCGGAGGCCGGCGTGACCTGGTTCTTCGAACCGCTGCCGCTGTTCTGCGCCGATCTCGTCGTCATGGATCCGCCGACGGAGTTCGCGTTGCGAAGCGAAAATGGCGTCAACAAAAGCGGCCAGGGCCATTACGCGGTCATGACCGACCAAGAAATTCTCGACATGCCGGTCGGACTGCTGGTCGGCGCCAATTCGTGGATATTCCTCTGGTCGAACGGGCCGAAGCTAGAATTCGGCTTTGCGTGTCTGAAGCGCTGGGGCTTCATCTACGTCACGGAGCTTGCATGGCGGAAGGTGTCAAAGAACGGCAAGCCGATGATGGGCCCCGGCTATGTCGCGCGCTCCAAGCATGAAAGCGTTCTGATCGGCAAGATTGGCAGGCCGCGCTATCGGAAGGCGATCGACTCGGAGTTTGACGGGGTTCGCCGGCAGCACAGCCGCAAGCCCGAAGAATTCTATCAGATGATCGATAACCGCTTCGCCCTGCCGTGGATGCGGAAGCTCGATTGCTTCGCGCGCCAGTCCCGGGCGGGATGGATCACCTTCGGCAACCAGCGGACGAAGTTCGATGCGGCTCCAGGGGTCGCGGCATGAGCTGGACGCCGGAACGCGAAGCCAAGATGCGCGAGCTATGGGGACAGGGGATGTCGGCGTCGGCGGTCGCCGCACAGCTCGGGCCATGGTGCACGCGCAGCGCCGTGCTCGGGAAGGTCCATCGGCTCGGTCTTTCTGATCGAGCCGCAGCCGCGGCGCCGCCGCGATCCTTAGTCCCGCCGGCGAGTAAGCCGGTTGCGCCGGCGGCCATCACTGACGCGTTCTACGCGCAGCAGAAGCAACCAAAACCAAAGATGGGAAGACAACTCCCGCTTCGACAGGAGGAGGTTGCCAAACCTGTCCAGGCACCTGTGCTCATCGTCGACGACGAGGCCGTCATCCCGATATCCGCGCGCGTCACGCTCATGGATCTGCGCGAGTCCTCGTGCCGCTGGCCCATGGGGGATCCACAATCCGACGAGTTTCGCTTCTGTGGCGGCAAGGCGGTGATCGGCGGCGGCCCTTACTGCGCCTATCACGCCCGCGTTGCCTATGTCCCAATGGCGGCGCGACGAAAGCAGTTTAGCAATGAGCCGCGCGCCAATATGCGCGCCTCGCATGTCAAGCGCGGCTCGACGGCATGGGGGGATGGATGAGCCAATCGCAGGATCGGACGCCATCAGCGAACGAGCAGACGCAATTCACGCTCGACGACTTTCTCACGACGCTCATGGAACTTTCCTATGAGGAGGAAAGCCAGTTCAAGGCCTTTGGCGCGACCTGGAGGAAGCGGCGCGCCGACATTCTCGATCGCTTCATCATCCTGCTCGACGTCGGCAGAGCGCGCGTAATTCCGGAGTTGCGCAAGACCGCCGAAAAATTGCGTGCCGGATAGGTTTCACGGTGTTTTGGGGGCACCCATGGATACAACAAACGCGCCAGTCCGCGCGCGCATTGTCGATCTCCTCCGCAGCGGGAAATCCGACGACGAGATAATCATCGAGGTTTGGGGCGAGCGGGCTGGCAATTTCTCGCAATGCCGCCACACGATCCTTCTCGCGCGAGATGCACTGGAAATCGACGAACTCGGAGGGCCGGGCGTCAAATACAAGGGACCATGGCCGGTTTCGTATGTCCGGAACACGGGGGAGCGCGTTTTCAGAGTCGCGCCGGGCCACGACGTTCCAGAAGGCAGTCTCGGTGCGCTCGGCTTTAAAATGGAGCGGCGCTGATGGCCCTGCACGAGCAATGCCTTGGTGCAACCGATGAGTGGTTTACGCCACCGCACGTATTCGACGCGCTCGGATGCACGTTCGATATGGATGTAGCCCACCCTGGCGCGCCATTCGCGCCATGGGTGCCGGCGCGCGCTGTCCTGACAAAGGAAGAAGATGGACTACTGCATCCATGGCGCGGGTTCGTCTGGATGAACGCACCTTTTGGTGGTCGCAATGGATTGCAGCCGTGGCTCGATAAATTCTTTGCCCATTGTGACGGAATCGCGCTCGCACCTGATCGGACATCGGCGCCCTGGTGGCAAGAATACGCGCCGCGCGCCGACGCCGTTCTGTTTGTTCGAAAGAAGATCAGGTTTCTTAGACGGGACGGGTCAGAGGGTAAGTCGCCGGCCCAAGGCACGACGCTCATGGCGCTGGGGAGACGCGGGTGCGCGGCCCTGGAAAACGCAAAGCTCTCCGGTCTCGGCGCGCTATTCGGGAGGGCGCGATGAAAGAGAAAAACCCGCAGCGCATCACAGACAAATATATCGCGCGTGATGGAGGTCCGCCGGGCGCAATAGCTGAGGCCCCGAAGAACACGAATGAGATCAGCTATGCCGAAGCGGCATGGAGAACCAACGCCGATAAAATTCGGAATTGTCTGAGATCTGAGCGATCCAAAAAATTCATTCTTGCCGCGGAGTGCTTTGAGGAGGTTGGCTTCGCGATCGGACGCGATTCAGGAAAAGCGTTTGTTGGAAAGGCGCGTCGATGAGCGACGCCGCGATGGAGGACTGGATCAGTCGCGCTAGGGAATCGGCGCCGCTCGAAGTCGCGCAGGCGCTCGGCGCGAAACTGAAGCGCGCCGGATCGGCGGAGCATATCGGGCCGTGCCCGGCGTGCGGAGGGACAGACAGATTCAGCATCAACACTAAAGACCGCGTCTTTAACTGCCGGGGGTCAGGTGGAGGTGACGTCATCACCATGGCGGCACATATCCTCGGGCTCGATGCGAAAAAGGACTTTATCGCGGTCTGCGAATCGATCCTGCAGGAGCCGCCGCCGCGCGGCGAAAGCCGCAGCATCGAACCTGATCCCGCGATCCAGAAAGAGCGCAAGGAAGAGCGCCGCGACGCGGCGATCGAGCGTGACCGGCAGGATAGCGCGAAGCTCCTCGAGCATATCGAACGCGCCACGTCGCTTTTTGAAAAAGGAATGCCGATCGAAGGGACGATCGTCCAAGACTATCTGGAACGGCGCGGCATAAATTATGCGCACTTCCCGCATGCGGACCTGCGTTTCATCCCAAATCTCTCATATCGCGGGTTTGCAAATCCGCCTGGCGCTCGCGACGAAAACGGCGATGAACTGCCGGACGAAGAAGTAGAGCTCGGCCGCTTTCATTGCATGGTGGCTGCGGCGCGTGATGCGCGCGGCCGCATAACCGGCGTCCATCGCACCTACATCGATCCATCTGCCCCGATCAAACTGCGCGCTCCCGGCGACAGGACGCGCAACAAGGCGAAGAAGGGCACCTTCCAAATGGGCGGCGGGCTGATCATGCTGCAGCCGCCTACGGACCTGCTCGCCGTCGGCGAGGGCATCGAAACATCCCTGGCCTGGCTGGAAATGGCGCGCATCGGCGAGTTCGGGGACGACTTCGCGCATGCCGGCGCCGCCGCCGCTTACTCGCTCGGAAACCTTTGCGGAAAGGCGGCGGGAACAATCCCGCACCCCAATCCGCCACGCGGGCGCAGAAACGCGACATTGCCGAACGACGATCCTGATCTGTCGAGCCCCGCGATCTGGATTCCGAAGGGCGTAAAAAGGCTGGTCCTGCTCGGCGACGGTGACAGCGAGCCGGCCTGGACGCGCGCGATGTTGCGCCTTGGGGGCCAAAGGTTCAGGCGCCTCGGTCTAGATGTCTTCGTGCATTTCGCGCCCGACGGTTCGGATTGGAATGACGTGCTCTTCGCCTCCCGAAGATTGGAGGCGGCGTGAAACCTCGTCGCCCTCGCGCTATTGATCTCTATTGTGGCGCCGGCGGGGTGGCGTTGGGGCTCGCGCGCGCCGGCTTCGAGGTTGTCGGTTGCGATCTCTTGCGCCAGCCGCATTACCCTTTCCAATTCGTCCAGGCCGATGCTCTGCGACCGCCATTCGATCTATCGAGGTTCGATCTGATCTGGGCTTCGCCGCCATGCCAGGCGCACACCGCGATGCGCCGCATGCACAACGCTAAAAAGCATGTCGATCTGATCGCGCCGACGCGCGAGCTGCTGCGTGCGAGCGGGCAGCTCTACGTGATCGAGAACGTCGAAGGCGCGCCGCTGGTCAATCCCGTCATGCTTTGCGGGACGATGTTCGGGCTCGGAATCGATGGCGCCGAACTCCGCCGTCACAGGCTCTTCGAAACGAATTTTCCCTTGCAAAAGCTGGCCTGCGCCCATGGCGCCGAACCTGCCGTGATTGGCGTCTACGGCGGACACGTCCGCAACCGGAAACGAAGGGAGGGATCGCACGCCAGGGGAGTTGCCGACTTCTCGCCGGACGATGGCCGCAAGGCGATGGGCATCGACCACATGACGCTCGCAGAGCTGTCAGAAGCCATTCCGCCAGCTTACGCGGAATACGTCGGCCTCGCCGCGCGCCAGGCCATGATGCTGAGGCGCGCCGCATGATCGAGCGCATCGCCTATCGCTTCAAGTCAGGCCGTCTCGTCATCATCACGATCGAGCGGAAACCGTCGCGCATGGTGAGACGGGCCCGGGCGCGCGCCAAGGCGGCGCGCCTGAGATGGAGGCCGGCAGCATGACCGTCCTGGCGTCGTTCGATCTGCCTCCCGTCCTTTCGCTTGAAGAATTTGAGAGAGAAAGCGCGCCTTACTTCGCGCCGCCGCCGTACGTCTCGAAGTTCGGCGCCGTGACCTGGGCGGATATGGATCTCCCGGGTCCAGAGCATGAATGGCTTATCAAGAATGTGATCACGCGGGGTGAGCGCTCCATGATGGTTGGGGCCTCACAGTCCGGGAAATCTTTTCTCGTGATCGATCTCGCCATGGCGATCGCGAGAGGCGTGCCCTGGCTCGGGAACAAAGCCATGCGCGGCGGCGTCGTCTTTCAGGCCGGAGAAGGCGGCCGCGGGATCAAGAAGAGGATCAGAGCCTATCGGCTCGAGCACGGTCTGAGCCCGGAAGACAAAATACCGTTCGTGTTGCTCCCAAAGACGGTCGACCTATTCGCCGGCGACGCAGCGGCGAACCTGCTCATCGAGGAGACCAAGCATTGGGCGTCGACATTCGATTGTCCGCTCGAACTCGTCGTCATCGATACGCTGTCAACGGCGACCCCTGGTGCAGACGAGAACAGCTCGAAGGATGTTTCTCCGGTTCTGGCGCGCTGCGAACGTATCGCATCAGAAACGCGGGCATCGGTGCTTCTCGTGCATCATATGAATTCCGGCGGCCAGAAGCCGCGCGGGCACACATCCATCATGGCCAATCTGGACTCGGTGCTAAAGGTCGAGAAGCTCGAAGAGATGGATATCGACCGGCGCGCAGTTCGCGAAATCGAGATCGCAAAGCAGAAGGACGGCGAGTCCGGCAAGAAATGGCGTTTCGTGCTGCCGGCCGTCGAGATCGGGCGCGACGGAGACGGCGAGCCCATCACGAGCTGCGTGGTACGTCTCCCGAACGTAGATGGCGAGCCCGGGGAGACGTCGAAGGCGACCGACGCCGGTATCAGGCTGACGCCGCAGTGCGAGGTGTTCTTGCGCGCGATCTATCGCGCGCTCGCCGATGGGGGCGAGAATGCGCCTGTGGTTCTCGGCCTGCCGAGCGGCACAAGGGTCGTGCACTGGAGGGTGCTCGCCGAAAAGTTTGCCGAGATGGCGTTCGACGGCGCCGACGAAGAGGATCCGAAGAAGCGCGCCAATGCGCTGTCGCAGGCGATGAAGCGGCATGGCGAAAAGCTGATGCAACTCAACATCATCATGCGGCAGAAGCCTTTCGTATGGCTCACAGGAAGAAAGGTGAGGGGCTTTTCGCGCCGCGCCGACAGCGCCTCTGAAAAGTCGCGGCCGAGTGAAGCGCCGCCGCCTAGCCCGGGCCCAGCCGATCAAGAGGAGGTGTTCTTCTGATGCGTGCGCAGTCTCATGTCGAGGAGATCGTTTCCCTCCGTCGGCGCCTTGATGAGGCGCTTGAGGAAAATCGGTATCTCAAAGCACTTATGACCCCAGATCGCAATGCGGCGGGTCGCCTATATCTCGGGTTGCAGCCCCAGGAATGGTTACTTTTGGATATCATGAGATCCATGAGTCCTGCGCCTGCGGCTTATGAGCAGCTTATCGCGCGGGTCAAATCAAGATCTGACGATCCTCTCGGTCTCATCAAGCAGCGAACGTATTCATTACGCAATAAATTGCGGCGACACAGGATCTCTATCCGTACCGTCTACGGCGAGGGCATCTGTTTGGACGTCGAGAACAAGGAGCGTCTCGACGCGCTTTTATCAGAGAAGGCTTCAAAGGCCGGAGGCAAGCCATCATGAGCGAGAAGACGCCTTGGCGCACGCCTGAGGACGGTGTGCTTTTTGCGGTCGCATGCATGCGCGAGACAGCCGCCAGAATTTATTCGACGCCAGTTTCTGGGCGCGGCGAACGGATCGCGCGCGATGCGCAGATCGAAGTTCTTTTGGCCGTTATCGCTGAATTAGGGCCGTCGGATCAGAAACACGATCCGGATGAGGGGTTCGCAATCGTCGGCGTGATCCACGGCGACGAGATCGCGAGGCGCAACGCCAGCAAGGCGCTGACCGCGAAGTCACTCGGTTACACCGGTGATCAATGCCCCGATTGCGGCAACTTCACCATGGTGCGGAACGGCGTCTGCCTGAAGTGCAACACCTGCGGCGCCACGACGGGGTGCTCATGAACGCGATCGTCCCGCGCCAGAGCATCGAGCATATCGTCGCGTGCCGCGACAAGGCCCTCCATCTATATGAGGACGCGTACCGCGCCCTCGAGCTCGCCGACCGAGCGGTTACCGCCGCTCACGAAATGGCGCGACAGGCCGCGCCGCTGGAAATTAACTCCTACACTTGCGACCGCGTCCCCGAGATCTCCGAATTCGAAAAAGCTATCGCTTTGCCCGACCGCGATCGCTTCTTGCGCACCGCGCGCAAACTGACCGACGTCCGGTGCTGGGGCCACATCGTCAAGATGACGGACCTTGAGCGCTTGATGGACGTCGAAGCGAAAGAGAAGCTTCTCGCCCAGATGGCCTATGTGCCCGATCGCGTCGACCGCGACGGCGAACTGATCACCGAAGAAGAAGTCGGCCGAGGAATGCCGCCGCTCACCGTCGACAACGTCTATGCGACGCTTGAGCAGTTCCGCGGAAATCTCGGCATGATCTTCCGCCGCGGCATCGCCAACGCCTTCTCAAAGCTCGATCGACGGTTCAAGAGCCATGACGGCTTCAAGATCGGCTCGCGCATGATTATGACGCGGCTGTTCAACGATAACGGCTGGATGAATTGGGGTCGCGATCGCGAAGTGCTGATAGACGTCGAGCGCGTCTTCTACATTCTCGACCACATGGACGACGACGCAGGCGCCGTGAATAACTCAGGCGAAATCGAGCGGTCCTTCAAGTCCACGCTGCACATGTTGGAAAGCGAGCGCGGCGGCTGGAGTCCGCATCAAAGCCTGCACGAGAACGCCTATTTCAAGGTGCGCTGCTTTATGAACGGCAACGCCCACCTCTGGTTCACCCGCAAAGACCTGGTGGAGAAGGTCAACAAGCTGCTCGCCGAATATTACGGCGAAGTGATCGGCGACGGCCAGACAGCGGAAGAAGACCCGCTGCAAAATCGTAAGATGACGCCGGCGCGTAACTTCGGCTTCTTTCCGACGCCGCCAGACGTCGCCGACCACCTGTTTCGCGAGACGTCGGTCCTTCGCGGCCGCGGCCATCCGCAAATGCGCATCTTGGAGCCGTCCGCTGGCACCGGCGTGCTGGCGCGCCGCTGTGTCGTCTCGATCAGCAACCTTGATGATTGGAGCGGCGGCCGGGAACGGCACGCCAAGGATTACCGCTTCGACAATCTCGTCGATTGCGTCGAGATCCAACCCGAGTTGGCTAATCGGCTCGCCGATGAGGGCATTTACAATCACGTCGTCTGCGGGGATTTTCTCCGGGTCAGTCCAGACCCGATCTATGATCTTGTGGTGATGAACCCGCCCTTTGATCGCGAGCGCGACATCGACCACATCACGCACGCTTTCAAGTTCCTGAAACCCGGCGGCCGACTCGTCGCTATCATGGCGGCCGGTGTCGAGTTCCGCGAGACCCGCAAGGCCGCGGCGTTCCGCAAGATGGTCGAAGCGAACAAATCGGGGCGTTGCGGCCGATATCTGTTCGAAGACTTGCCGCCCGGCTCGTTCGCTGACGCCGGCACCTATGTCAACACGGTCATTGTCAGAATGACGAAGAAGATGATGGCATGAGCAAGATCTTCACGAAAGAGGTCGATCTATGCGCCGCGTTCCTCGCCGAGGTCGAAAGACAATCGAGCAAGCGCCACGCGGCGCAGGACCGATGGACGGCGTATGCGGAAACCGCAGGCTTCGACATCGTCCTGGTCCGCAAGGCCGATGGCGTCCAGATCGGCATCGAGGCGAAGCTCACACTCAATACGGCGGTCGTTTCACAGGCGCTCCAAGGCTCCGACAGCTGGCGCAAAGGCGTCGATGGCCCAGACTATCGCGCCGTGCTGGTCCCGGAGGACGCCACCAAAGGCCTCGCGGTGTTCTGCAGGCCCATTGGGCTGACTGTGCTGACTTGCGGCGTGCCGCGCAAACACGTCGAGAGCCGGCTTTTCGATCCTCCGCTGCCGCGCGTTGACGATCCCTACGACTATTTCAGCGACGAATACTGGCATCAGTGGTGTCCGGTTCATCGTCTACCTCTACCTGAATATGTGCCAGACGTAGCCGCCGGCGCTTCGGGGCCGATCGCTTTGACGACATGGAAGATCAAAGCGATCAAGATCGCCATCTTGCTGGAGGAGCGGCCGGTGACGCGCGCCGACTTCAAGTACCTCGATCTTTCGCCGACGCGTTGGATGACGCCGGCGATCGCCTGGCTCGTGCCTGCGCCTGGCGCGCGCGGCTACGTCGCCGGCCCCTATCTCCCCGACTTCAAGGCGCAGCACCCCAGAGCCTACGACGAGATCCTCGCTGACAAAGAGAAGTGGGAGCCGAAGGCGCTCGCGCAGTCGAAACAGGAGGCGCTGCTGTGAGCGCCGACAAGCACGATTGGGAAGACTTCGCGCCGTTCAAGCGACGGTGCAGGCGCTGCCGCAAAGAGCAGTGGATCGTGGAGAACAAGTTCCCTGATGTCGGTGAACCGAAGTTCCAATGGATCACCCTGCATCGCGAGCAGACGGGCGACTGCGATTACAGCCTTTGGAGCCGGATCGTGAGGTGGTGGAATGGATGAGCGCATCCGCTGCTGCGTCCCGTTCTGCCGACGGACGCACAAGCCGATGAAATGCGAGCCCGTCGCCGGGCAGGTGTGGGAGTGGATCTGTCAGGCGCACTGGCGGCAGGTCCGTCGAGATCGCCGGCGCGCCTATGCACGTGTGCGCAAGATCTGGCATGGCGGA